GATCGCAGCCTGAAATAGCGGCGTGTTGGTGCCTGCGGTCTGGGCTGGATCGACCCCGAACGCGGCCACCGAGAGGGCGTTGCCACCGGGGGCATAACGTGTGTCGAGACCCTCCTCGAGCTTCGTCCGCACCGACTCCGGGAGCGTCGACGATTCATCGACCGTGACAATCGCGTCAGCCATGTCAGACACCTACTTTCATGTAGTCGAGAGCGGCGGCCGCCGCCGCATTCTGGCCGGCCTCGGTCCAATGGACCTTGTCGCCGAGATACAACCCACCACCGGACGCCGGAACCGAGGACCGCAGATCGAGCACCGGAGCACCCACCCCCGCGGCGTAGGACTGGATCGCCGTGCAGAACTGCGCCCACGTCGCCGTCGGGGCCTGCTCGGTCGTCATCGCCGGGTCGACCGGCCGCAACACGAACACCGTGACTGTGCCCGGAGAGACCGAGGCGATGCTCGACCGGATCGTCTCGAGCGCCGTGGTCACCTGCGTCGTCGTCCGGGCCCGCGAGTAGTCGTTCGCGCCGAGGCACACCAACGCCACGTGGGGGGCGTAGGAGCCGATCATCGGCCGCAGCGAGAACGCGCCGTCGGTGATCCACGCCGCGTACTCGTGCGCGGCCATCGACCCCTGCGAGAGATTCCACATCGTCACCCCGGCGTTCTCGTCGCCGACGTACTCGACGATGCCGAGCGCGGCGAGACCGACACCGGGCGCGCCATGCACATCGATCGTCGCGCCCGGGTTCGTGATGCGCGTGACCACACGATCGCCGATCGAGTTCTTCGTCACCGACGCCGCGGTGTTCGCCGCGGTGATCACCAGACCGTTGTCCGACGCCCCGTACCCGGTGTGCACCACATCGACCGACGTCACACCGGCCGAAAGGGTCCAGCGCACCTCGTCGACATTCGTCGCGTGCCCGCGTTGGAGCCACAGCGAGCCCGGGATGCCGATCTGCGAACCCAACGGGTCCGTCGCCGTCGCCGTCGTCGGCAGCAGCGTCGAGGGACGCCACACGTACGAGCCGGGGGCGAGCGGGTTCGAGACCGGCACCCACCCACGGCCACCGGCCGGACGACCCAGATGCGTGCGCAGCAACTCGGCCAATTTCAGCGGCCACACCTTCGACCACTGATCCGGACCACCAGGATTGCCGAACCCGTCACCGGTCGAGTCCATCAACGCCAACAGCTTCAGCCGCGACGAACCCGACGCCAACGCCGCAGACCTGTAGACACTGCTCGCGGCCGCCAACTCACCATCAGCAGCCGCACCGCTAAAAAAATAGAGACCAGGCCGCGACACATCCGCCGTCAGCACCGGGGTGTAGCGCTCGTCCGCCTCGGTGTCGGTGATCGCCGACTCCACCTTCTCGCGCAACGCCGGTGCCAACTTCGCCGCGTCGATCGAATCGGCCGGCACCTCCCCACTGCCCGCCGGCAACGGCACAGGAACACCGACCGGCACCTGACCACCCGGCTCGCCCGGAGCCTCGCGATAGAACTGGATCCCGTCCTCGACGATCTCGACACCCGAGAGCGAGAACCCGGCCGGGCCCTGCACCACACCAGTGCCCGAACCCGGCACGTTCACCGGCTGCACCGTCGTCAGATTGACGATCGTCGGATTACGGCCCGCGACCAACGCCGCGTCCGGATCGTAGACCGGGAGCACGAACGCGAACTGCTTCCGCACCACCTGCGCACCGTTCAGTCGCAGATCGAACGAGGCCTGCCACTTCCAGTTCGTCGGATTCGTCGCCTCGTTCGGCGCGAGCAGCATCACGTACGGCAACCCGCGATGAGTCAGTCGACCGTTGACGTACTGGCACGTGACCGGCTGCACCGACAACCACTTCGGCATCGTCGGCACCCGAATCCCACCAGCCGACTCAGCGAGCATCGGCTCCAACTTCACCGACCCCGTCAGCGCCACGTCGTCGGGAAGGTCGTCGGAATCGAGGCCATCCATCACGAGCCCGCCGATCCAATCCTCCACACGCCCGTACTGCAACACAGGAGATGTCATAGAAGTACACCCATTCCTTTTCTCTCACCGAACGTGAAGGTCAGACCAGAACACGGATCTCGTTGACGGGAACCGAATTGGCGAACGTATAGCGGGTGATGAATGCACCCACATAGGTGTTGCTCGGAGACGCGAGAGCGTTGATCCCATCGCGAAAGTACGTCAGTCGATCGAGTGTCTCGTTTCGAATCCAGGCACAGTCGCCCGAGATGTTGAAGGAGAATTTGTGCCCCTTGACCAGGGCAGTCCCGAACGGATTGTTGATCAAGACCGACGGGCCCTCGAACGTCGGCGCGGTGGCGGCACCACCCCAGGTGAACCCGTTGATCTGTATCACCTGCTCGTGCACCCTCGCAGCTATTCCCTGCCGACCGTCGGCCGTCATCCGACCCAAAATCGCCGAGCGTGCAGTCAGATTGAAATCACCGGTACCGCCACCGAAGACGAATTCCAACCGCACGTCCCCGGTGCCTGCGTCTCGGCGTATCTGCCGATAGCCATCCGATCCAGCGAAGGGACTGTTCATCGACAGAGCGCCCTGATAGACGCCGAAGTTGCCCCCCGAAAACTGCGTCCACCCATTCCCCACGGTGGTGGAATTGGTGCGCTCGAAGTCGTCGAAGAACGTCGATATCCAGTTCTTTCGTAGCGGACTTCCCGGAAGGTCGTAGGTCTTGAAGTCGTCTATCGATGCCACCAGGCCACTGACCTGAGCGAAATTGGCGGCACGTTTACGCGGCCCGAACCGATAATTCGGATCGTAGACATCGAGCAGAAGTTCGGGCGATCCGTTGATCCACCCGATCATGTAGCGGTCCTCATAGACGTGGACTCGGATATGCAACGCAGCCGCCCATGCCGTCGCCGCAACCGACAGCGTGTCACTGCCGATAGAACGGTTTTCCCAGATCGAGCCAGTTTTTTCGCGGGTTCGGAACTGGACGTAGCGCGTCATGCTTTTCTTGACGTTGCCTTCCTCGTCCTCGTCTTCGTCGTAGTCGGCGGTAAGGTCGAGCCACACCTGAAAGACGGTCGACGATGCTGCACCGCCTTCGGTCCAGTTCTTGTCCATGAAGACGTTCTGGCGCGTCTCGTTCGAGCTGCTCGTGGAGGTAGTTCCGATCGGTGCGCGGACGAACTCGTACCCCCAATTCTCTGTGAGCGGTTGATGCTCGTACGCGACACCGCCGTTGGCGTTGCCTCCGCGCGCGGGCGCACCCTCGGCTGCCAGCCTGAGCCGGTTGCCGACCAACGCGTAACTCGCTGCGTCGCCCCAGAACTGCCACGGCGGCTGGATCGGATCTTCGTTCGGACGATCGAACGAGTCGTACCACCCAGCCACCGCGCGCTTGGTACGGCGCAGCAGGAAGCTCACAGCAGCGCTCCATCCACCGAACACAGCAGGACGGACGCCGTGGCCGAGATGGACGTGACGTTGCACGCGTACCGACATCCGTTCTCGATAGGGATGTTGAGGTTCGTGAACTGAGCCTCCACCACCCCAGTCGCGATGTTCGCGGTGTGAATGACCGTCGACACTCGGGTCGGTGAGACCTTCACCAACTGGATCGTCAGAGTGCCGGTATTCGACTCCATTCCGTAGGTAATCGACGTGACGCGGAAATCACGGCCAGTCGGGACGACGATCACCGGTCCGATGTTGACCTCGTTGCGGCCGAGTACGACACCACCGGACGCAACCATCCACTCCTTGCCCTGCTGCTGCGCACCATCGAGGGCATCCTGCACCGCGTCCTGCGCGGCCTCGGCAGTCTCCTGCGCCAACGTCGCCTTGGCATCCGCGTTCTCCGCGATGCCGAGCACCGCACCAGCAGCGGCGGCGGCATTTTCCGCTGTCGCTGTCGCCTGCGCGATCGCCGTCAAGTTGGTGCCGCGAATGGCGAACCCTGTCAGACCCGCCGAGAACTCCGGTGTGGCACCAAAGAACCCAGTCCACGTCATACACGAGAACATCGAGTAGCGGTGATTCCCGTCGACCGGGAAGCCCGACACATCGTCGTGGACGATCAGCTCGACGCCATCGACCACCACCACGTACAGGGTGTCCTTCATCCGCAGTTCCACTGTGGACGAAAGGTTGTACGACCGTTCCTCGTTCGCCTTCCACTGCGATCGACTGACCGTGTTGCCCGACCGCGTGAACCGGCCGAGCTCACAATGCCCACCCCAGAAGTCGACATACACGCCCTCGGTGCCGGCCGCGTTGCAGCGACCATAGATGACCGTACGGGCGCGGGTGGCGATCTTCCCTGACTTCGGGAGCGGGTGCACGATCGCGACGATCGAATAGTCCGACATCGACGCCGCCTGTGGACACAACGCGAATCGGGTGCCGTCGTCGACCAGATTGAACGGGGCCGACTGGTTGAGCTGCGCGGCCTGGTCGATGATCTCCAACGGCTGCCCGTCACCGAACTGCTGCCACACCGGAATCACACCCGGGTTCGGTGACCCGAGCGTCGATGCGTTGATGCGGTTGAAGTTGTCCGAATACTCGGCACCCTCGGCCATCTTGCCTTCGAGCGTCTGCACACGCGCCGACAATCCGGCAGTGAGCACCTGCGCGGTGTACTCGCGGTCCTGCGCATCCGGAGTGTTCTCGAAACCCTGGTCCCCGGCGAGGACGCCACCGAGGGCACGGAGGGTCTCGGAGTTGCCGATCTGAATACCCGTGGGCTTGTCCTGGTCTCGCCCGTTGTACCCGATGTCCGGGTTCTTCGGGTCGAAGTATTCGGGCACAGGCCTACACCGGAACCGGGATCGGGCGGACCCGAAGGTAGGCGCGTTCCTTGCGGGTCTCGAGGCGGGTCTGGGCCGTCGTCTCGATCTTGCGGGCGATCAGGAAGATGTTCACCGCGGTGTTCTTCGGGACGATCGTCGACGAGGACGTCGGGACGGAGATCGTTTCCTCCGCCGCGCGCGAGAGCACACGTGGGATCCACTGGTTCTGGAAGGCGGTGATTGCGATCGCCGGACCACGGGCAAGCAGAGGCCCGGCCACCGCGCCGAGGCGGCACTCCAAGTCGATCCGGACGTTGGCAGTGGTGAAGAACTCGACCATGCCGTCGACCTCCGGCTCCCACGCAAACGGCTGCGCCGGCATCGGCATCGTCACGATCGAGACATATTCCCCGGCCCACCCGTTGCCCGAGTTCACCGCGAGCCAATCCTCGGCCGAGCCTGCCTTCTTGTAGACACCGGGCGATTGGAAGATCTTGCGGGGACCCCACTTGCCGTCGGACCGCTTCGCCAGCACATCGCCGGTGACCGCCGCGGTGTCGTCGTCCTCGTAGTCGGTGGCCGCCTCGACCGCAGCAGCGGGACCGGGCACCGTCGACGGCGCACCGGTGTCGCCCTTGCGCAACACGAAGTCGGCGGCGTAGGCACCCGGCGAGATCTCCTCGAACTCCACCGACCCGTTGCCTTCGGTCGTCGAGGTCACCGACCGCACTGCCAACGTCGGGACAGCGCCCGTGTCGCCCTTGTCTCCAAGGTAGTTGGTGAGCGTGTCGAACTTGACCGGGCCGCCCGGGTACTCCTCGACGACCATCTTCACGTCGCGGGAGCCGTCGACCCGCCAGCCGTGGCCGATCCACTCCGGAGACAGCGACCCGATCGCCGGTATGTCGGCCGGGATCTGCGCCCGATGAATCTGCACCGGTGTGCCGTCGCGCCCTGCGTCGCCGGGGTCACCCTTGTAGGCGAGGACATCGACATCCATCTCGCCGCCCTCGATCTCGGCGATACCCCGGCCCGTCGTGCGGATGTTCCACTCGTCATGAAGCCGCAGCTTCAGGGTCATCGGCAACTCGAAATTGAAGCCAGCCATCGGGACCTCTCTCGGGGCACAGTAGAAGCGGCACCGACACGCGGCACCGCACAAGGGTCAGTGGGGGCAGAGACAGCCGCGTCAGCGCGCGGTCTGCCACCGCTGGATTTCGCGGTGCCGCGCCAACGCGGTCGGCTGATCCATCGTCTGATCGATCAGCTGCAACACCAGGTCGGAGAAGGCGTCACACTTGCGGTTACACAGAGCGAGATCTTCGCGGACCTTGTCGAGCTGGTCGTCGGCGAACTTCACCGACCCCGCATAGATGCCCTGCACGATCTGATTCGTATCCGCCGCATTGCGACGACGATCCTTCAGCCAGGACACCACCGAGGTGATCGCCGCAGCGAGGCCACCCGTGATGACGAGCTGGATCAAGGTTGCAAGGGTCATCGACGCCTCTTCATCTGGCCGGACACCTCATGCAAGGTCCGGGCTATCTCGACGACCCGAAATCCGCAGTACAGGCCGAAGCCGATCACCAACCACACCCCGGACGACGTCGGCGGGCCCGAGTTGTAGTCGACAACGGACAGGACATACACCAGGCTCGACACGAACACCAGCACCGCACCGAAACGTTCGAGGTACAGCGAGATGGAGTAGTTCGACCGGCCCACCGTGAGCGAGACCAGGATCGCCGCACCGCCGACCAACTGCATCCACATGTAGGCGACGTCCGTCCACTCCGGAGACTGCGTCGCGGTCACCGATCCCGGCACCTTCCCGGTGGCCAGCTGCAGAACACCCGAGATCGTCAACATCAGGGCAAGGATTCGATAGAGCGGCCACGAGCCGGACACGACTCGGCGGCCACCGAGAACGAACACCATCACCCGATGCGCAGCCTTGGCCGCGCGCGCCGTCATCGCGGCACCGCAGGAATATGAACGGTCACCCGGAGCACCATCAGCACACACAGTGAGGTGTAGACCAGGATGCCGGGCGAACCCAGTGGCACACCCGAGTTCACGACATCGAACAGAAACGACACCGCGAAGAACAGGAACCACAACACCATCACCGCTGCACCCGTGACGACCACTCGATGCCGACTCCCGAGCTGGCCCGCCACCACGAGAGCTCCCGCGACGACAGCCACGACACCCCACGACTGCGGCGCGAACGGGACCGTCAACGCGGTGCCGTACACATGGGACGGCCCATCCCACAGCGCGGCACCGAACGTGAACGTCAACGCGCCGTAACCGACAGCCAGCAACCCCAGAACCACGGTCACCGATCTGGCGAAGAAGATCAGATCGGAGACCGACCGAGCAGTCACGTCACCTTCGGAGGCTTGATCCCGAACTTGTTCTGCACGTAGGCAATACCGGATGCCAGTGCAGCCGAGCCAGCCAACGTTCCCACGACTTTCCAGTCGTCCCACGAGAAGACGTTCAGCGTCCCCTGCGTGAGCGCCTGAACAACGACATTGCCAACCGCCATGACAGCCACGGCGAGCAGACCCTGGATCAGGGTGCGCAACGCACGCGAGGTTGCCTGCGCCTTGATCCAGCCCACCGGATCGAAGTCGCCGTCCTCGGTGATGACAGCCGCGACCGGGATCTTCGAGAACAGCTCGTCCATGCGGCGCTGCCCGTCGGCCTCGAGCTGATCGAACAGTGCATCAGCACGATCCTTCGCAGCGAGGGCCTCCGCGTTCAACTGAGCAACCAACCCCTCGAACCGAGTTGCGATCTCGTCCGTGACGTTGCGGGTGATGATGTCGATCACGTTGTCGGTCATCACTTCCCCACCTTCGCAAGTGCGACCTTCGCCCCGGCGTCGCCCTTGTCGGCCTCGCGGCGGACCAGGTCGATCGCCCACTGCTGGCCCTTGGCCGCCTCGCGCTCGACGAACTCCTCGTGTATCCGGGCGTCCGTGTTGAGCACGAAGCCGGCGAGAGTGTCGATGGGATCTTCGGTGGTGCGGTACTTCGACCGGCTCGTGAACTTCTTGGTCAATTCGTCGTCGGCGTAGGACATGGTGGTGATCCTCTCGGGTAGGAGTGCGTCGGCCATGGAGTCGCAGAGGGCGTAGCGGCGCTGACGGTCCGCGAGGCCGTTGGTGCCGCCGTTGATGGCCCGCGTCGCGCCGACCAGGTCGCGGCGGTCGGACAGGCCGTTGAGGTCTCGTTGGGTCGTCCAGTACCAGACAGCGGGCAGGAAGAGGTACTCGTCACGCTCGGCGGCCGCGGGGTCGTCGAGGAAGTACGTCGGGGTCGGGACAGCACCGCGGGCATGCGCCCACTTCGAGCACTCTCGGTAGTTGTTCTTGCCGGTCATCTGGATGGCACCGCGGCCGCGATAGCGGAATCCGTCGCCCGGCTGGTCGTTGCCCATGCGCCCGTCGTACGTGCGCTGATCGGGGGTCGGGTCCCACAGCTCACGGAACACCGACAGCCCGATCGACTCGTGGCCGAGCTGGGCGAACCACATCACCGCGCGGTTGCGGTTCGTGATCCCGGCCAGCAGCATCGCCTCGTTGAACGACGGGGCCAGGGCGGCGTACCGGCCGACCGAGTTGACCCCGTCGAACGCGCGATGCATCGCCGCTGCGGTGACCACTACTGCTCTCCGCGCTGACGCTCGACGGCGCGCTCGTGGATTCGGCCGTCGATGTTGAGGATGAACCCTCCGAGAGTGTCGATCGCGTCGTCGTTGCTGCGGTACTTCGACCTGGACTGGAATCGCTTCGACAGTTCGATGTCCGCGGGCGAACGCGTGTCCACCGGCGGGGCCGGCTGGATCGGCTTCTCGTTCGGCGTTGCGGTGTAGCCCTTCCCGGCGATGCACGACGCGAGCTGATCGACGGACATCCAGTACTCGAACGGGCGGAACCCGGAGTCGGCGATCAGCACCTCACGGGTGTCGGGATTGCATCCGACCACGGTGAAGTAGTGATAGACCATGCCGCCCGCGTAGGCCGGCTTCTCACCGCGGGTGCCGCGCGGGTAATTCGACGGCGGCACCATTACGTTGCAGATCACTGCGTAACCGCCGAGGATCGAGGCCTGCACGTCGCGCCACAGCAGATCCTTCTGCGCCTGCGTGGCGTCGTTACCGGGGATCTGCCGAGTGATGTAGTCCGCGGGGACGTTTCGGTTCAGTAGGTCGGTGATCAGCCCGATGTGGCTGGTGCCGTTGCGCGTGGTGCCGAGCTGGCGAGCGAGGTCGGCTTCGGTGGAGTTGATGCCGCGGATGTCGAACGCGACCTGACACGATGCAGGGCCGCACCAGTAGCTCGTCTCCTGCGGGATGATCGAAACGTTGTGTGGCAGAACGATGTCCGGCATAGCGGTAGCTCCTAGTTCGTTGCGAGGGTCATGGCGTTGAACATCGAGAACAGTCGCTTGAACCGTTCCTGATTGCGCTGCTGCGGCGACTTCTCCGGCTCGTCGTCACCGATGACGGTGTCCACCAGCACCCGGTCTTCGCGGGTGTCGACCACCTCGATCGACTCCACCCGATCGGTGAACATCTCCCCCTCGTCCTCCCACCCGACAAGGTGACCGATGTCGAAGTCACGGAACGCCGCATGCGGGGCCCAGTCGATGATCGACACCTTGCCTCGACGCTTACCGGCGATATCGAAGATGCCCTGATCGGCACGCTGCCTCGACGAGAACGTGTACCCGGCCGAGCCACCGTTGACGAACTTCTCCGGGCGCGCCAGCGGGCCGAGCTCACGCTTGGCCTTGTAGTTCGTGGCCTTCATGAACGCGAGGAACACGTCGTCGAGGATCGTCGACAACGCGCCCGCGACCGCGCCGATGATGCCGCCGAGACCACCGATCGGAATCGACAGCGCCGTCAGCGCCGCAGTGGCCAACGCGATGATGCCCTGCTCGATTGCGAGCTGCAGCAACTTGTTCAACCAGGTGGGACTCTTACCGCCGACGATCACCGAATAGGCCTGTGGATGAGTCACTTCCAGCGTTGCATCGATGATTCCCGGCGAGTCCTCCGTCCAGATGCACGACGGGATCTCGGTCTGCTTCAGGTGGGTGGAGATCTGCTCGGCCAACCCGGGCAGGAATCCGCCGATCAGCGAATCGACACCGTCGGCGATCATCTGAGCGATCGTGTTCGCCAAGCCGTCGAGCGGAGCGACACCGGTGTTGATGCCACCGGACTTCGGCCTGTCGACCACCCGCATCCACACCTGCGAGGACAGCAGAGTCACCCGATCGGAGGGCTGCTTGTCCCGGCCCTTGATGAAGAAGCCCATCTCGATCATGACGTCCGAGTCCTTGAGGACCGGATCGAACAATTCCTCGAGCGAGACCATGCGAGCCTGCATCGTCGTCCACTCCGAGCGATCGGAGAAGAAGTCGTACGGCAGCAACGTCACCGGGCACTGGCCGGTCCGGAACTTCAGGCGGATGAAGTTCCGTCCGGAATACCAGTGGATGCCGCCCTTGAGGGGTCCGACCCACAGATCCTCCGGCGGGAACTGCACCTCCTCGAACCCGGGGATCGGCATCGGGTAGGCGTAGATGCAGGAGAGGAAGATCTTCGAGTCCACCAGGGTGACGGTGATCGTCTTGTTTCCCTTGATGCCCTTGCGGACCGCGGTGTCGACGAACCCGTCGTAGTGCTCGTCGTTGTAGGTGATCCGCACCGGGATGACGGTGGTGTCCGCCTTCATCAGCAGGTCTGCGAACTCCGTGGACCCCGGCAGCAGTACCTTCGCCGGGCCGACACCGCGGCGCTGCTTCTTGAACCGTGCCTCGCCGTAGTCGGTGACCATGCCCAGCGGCACCAACTGCGGAGTGAAGACTTCCACACTGAACTCGGCCGCCGACCCGCGCCGGGGTGGTTCGTCGAGCAACTCCCGCCACGCCGCCGCCGACCACGAGTCGAGCGGAACATTCACGGGGTCGAGCACCGGTGCGGTCAAAACGGCCTCCGTGATTTCGGTTCGATCGTGAACACCGCCGACGACGCGGCGTTGCCGCCGATGCACTTGAGACGAGACATGTCCATCCGCCGACGGCCCGGCACCGCGTTGTCCTTGAGGAACCGTTGTCCGCCCATGTCGCCGTAGAAGTTGTTGCGCATGTTCGACTTCGGGCGCACCGACATGTCGGTGTGGATCACCACCACCTCACCCGGCTTGAGGTTCGGAGTGGTCACCACCTTGTCGCTGGCACCGTCCGGGAGCTGGAACACACCCGGGCCTTTGATGGTGATCACCGGCATCGCCTTCCGGTCACCGGAGTTGTAGAGCGACTTCTTCGTCACCGGCTGGCCGTTCGCCCACGCGAACTCCTCCGGCAAACCCATCCACCACGACTTCTCCACCACGACGGGGATCAGATACGGCTGGAAGCCCTCGAACACCGGATCGACCTCGTGCTCGACCGACGGCATCGCATCGAGACGAAAGTCGCAATACTTCACCCCGCGTGGGGAATTGACGTACAGCCGAGACTGAAACTCGTACCAGATGTCCTGCCAGAACGAATCCTCGACCTTGTGGATGTGCGAGCCGTGAATCTTGTGGACGTACACCGGGATCTTGAACCGGCGCGGTTCGATCACCGCACCCAGCCAGATCGCGCCGTCACCGCGCGCGGTCTCGAACCACTGATGCTTGGCTTCGGGCTCGACGTAATCCGCCCACCCCTCGGCGAGCACCACCCCGCCGGACTCACGACCGACGAGGTGGTGCTCGGAGAGATACCAGGCCCGCTCCGGAAGATCAGCCACGGCACCAGGACCCGCAATCACCACGTTCGCGGTGCCCTCCGGAAAGAACGTCACGACTCCCCCAACCGAACACTTCGCGACCGCCACTCATCTTCGTACGCGGCCTGACGGACACCCTTGGCAACTTCATTGCGGTCGGCCCCGTACTGATTGACCGTGATCTGCCGAGCCTCCCGCCGTTCCGGAGCCGACCGCTGCGGAGCCATCCGCTCCGCACGCGCCAACGCCAACTCCTGCGCCACCGACGTCCGCATCGACCCGGTCAACACTTCCTCGGTCTGACCCGACATGTTCAGACCGAGCTCGCCGTGCTTCCACAGACCACCGGTGTCGAACAACTTCGGAGTCGGCGTCACCAGCCCCTTCGCCAGCAGCTCGATCCAGTCCGGAGTGCCCGGCGTGGCCGGCAACTGACCGTCGAGTTCTTCACTGGTCGCAGGCTTGGCGGTATCGAGCAATCTCGCATTGTCCTCAAGATGCTGCTTCTGCAGATCCGCCAGACCCGACACCAGCGCCACCCCGGCCTTCGCGAGCGGGCCCATGTTGTCGGCCTCGTAATAACCGAGCACATCGGCGATGTTCTCGGTGACGAAGTCCCCGACGATCCCACCGAGCGCCGACGACCACTGATCGGCCGTCGTCAACGCACCCGTGCCGGATCCGGAACCACCTGCCGCGGACTCCTTCGCCGCAGCATTGCGCGCGCGCTGCAGCGCCCGGTCCGCCGCCGCCTTCTCCTCCGGTGTCGACTCCGGATCGTTGTAGACCTCGTTACGCCGTGCGTTGGCCTCGACGACTGCCGCCTGCGCGTCCTGAGCCGACAGCTCCTCGTCGGACAGATTCGTCGTCAGCTCCGGAGCCTGCGGTGCCGGGGGCTCGTTCAGCCCGCGCGCCGCCGCCTCCTTCTTCGCCTCGAGATCCTTCACCTTCTGCTTCGCCCGGTCGACCTTCGATCGGGCCTGATCCTTGTCGGCGTCGGACTTCTTCGGATTACCCAACGCCGCAGCGAGATCCTCCTCCGCCTGCGTGATCGCGATCCGAGCCGAATCGAGCGCGAGTTCGTCCTTCTCCGCCCACGTCGCCTTCCTCGACCGCGAACCACCCGAGGTGGTGTACGAGCTCACGGAGTCCAGGCCCTCGATCCCCGCAGTACCGGGAGCACCCGACGTCGACGGATCGTACGGTGGGGCGAACAACTCCCACGGCAGGTAGTACTGGTTGGTGAACTGCGCATCGAACGCACCCGCAGCACCGCCACCCATCTGCATGTTGCCGTTCGCGCCACCGGACTCGAAGTTCACCGACTGGCCGTTGTTGGTGACCGTCGCGGCCATGTGCTCCTCGTTGGTGCCGACGACGAACGGTCCCGTCGTTCCCGGCACCAGACCCGGCCACTCACCGGCCAGCAGCGAATACGTCGTGCCCAATCGGCCCGACTCGCCCTGACCCATCGCGGCCTTCTGCAGGATGGCAACCCAGCCCGAGCAGTCCGCCGCGCTCACAGTCGCCGCACCCCAGCCGTACGGGTTACCGTTGCCGCGGCGACCGAGATCGAACACCCGGTCCAGTGCGCCGCCCTCGGCGAATCCCGGCAGCGCCAGGTTCCCGTTGAGCAGGTCCTCCATCGGCAGAGCGTTCATGTCGAGCATCTGCCGGAACCGGTAGACGTTCTCCTGCCCACCCATCGCCTGCACATCACCGGCGTCGAGAACATGCTCGCCGGTCGACCCACGCCACGCACCGAACCCCGGCGTGTACATCAGCATCGAATCCGACGTCGCCGTCCCCGGACCGACCAACGCACCACCGGTCGCACGACCGGGCAACTGCGAGACCAGATCGGCGTATGCAGCGTCGGACATCCCGAACTGACGCTGCGCCCGCTTCTCCTCGACGGTGAAGGTCACCACCGCGGTGCGCGGCCGCGTGGCATTGTTCGCCTGGTCGTTGATCGCGCGAATCGCGTCCAGGGCTTCCTGATTCGGTGCCGTGATCCGAACGATGCCGGGCTTACCGTCGATCTCGGTGTCGACGGTGCCACCGACTTCACGGATCTTGTTCTTCGCATCCTCGGTCAGAGCATCGATCGGAATATCGACCGGCTGCCCCACCGCGCCCAGCAACCCACTGAGAATGGCGATCTGCTGCTCGACCGTGTCCGCGCCCCGCAGGCTCGCGAGCAGTTCGATGTTCTTCGGAATCAGGCCCTCGGCCTCGATCATGCGCTGCAGGTCCTGCACCGCGACGCCGGTAGAGATCGACAACTGCTGCAGCTGCGCGTCATTCGACGCCCAGATCGGGCCCATGTCGGCACCGGCCTCGGCAGCGGTGATCGTTGCATCCTTGATGGCCAGCAACGAATCCCGCAGACGAGAACCATTGGACGACGCCGTGTTGACGGCTCCGCCCTGCCCGATCAGTTCAGCGCCCCACCCCTGAGCCGCATCCCAGACGTCCTTCGTGGCCTCGGCAGTGGACCGGACCTGATCGTTATACGTCTGCAACGCATCGGACAGTGGAATCGGTTTGCCCGACAACACATCCAACGCGGTCTTCATCGCATTGATACGGTCCGTCGCCGACGACGACTCGTCGGAGAGCACCTTGACCGCATCACGCAGATCGAAGAATCCCGGCGAGGTGTTCTTCGCGGTCTCCCGCGCCTTCACGAACTCCTCGCGAAGTGGCTGCAACACAGCGAGCGCCTCGGATCCGCCGTCCTCGATGCCGCGCAAGCTGTTCGCGACAGCGTTGTATTCGGCATCCGAACCCGACAGTGCCGCAGCAACTTCCTGGTTCGTCTTACCGAGGTTCCGGAACCCGGATTCGGTCTTCGCGCCCTGCTCCGCCAGGTCCTCCTGTGCCCGCATGGCGTCGGTGCCCGCCTCGGCGACACCGGAGAACCAACCCTTGATGTCGCTACCAGCGGCAGCGAAGATCCCGAACGCGCCGGGTCCGTTCTCGGCGAGGGTGTTCGCCTTCTCGCGGACCGAATCGATCTGCATCCCGACGGCACCGAGGACGTTGTCCGAGACAGCGCCCTGGGATTCCTGGAAGGCTTTCGCCACATCGCGTTGCGCCGCAGCGACATCCGACGATGACTGGTCGATCGCTTCCTGCTGCGCATCGAGCGCGGCGTACTCGGCCGTGATCTTCCCGACCGCGAACGTCGCGGCCATGATGCCGACCATCCACGGACCGCCGAGCACACCGATCGCACCCTTGGCCGCGGACGTCATACCGCGCAGGCCTGCGACGGCGCTGCCGCCGATGACGCCGCCGAACTGGGCGGCTCGCGCGGCACCGTTGCGTAGCGCCGACGTCAGTGCACCCGACTGGCCTGCGGCTGCCCGCTGCTGGTTCGCGAACTCGCGGGTGCGGGCGGTGACACCGCGGTAGCCCTCGGCCATGTTCCGGACCGCCGGCGAGCGACGCTCCAACGTGGCGAGGCCGGCTGCCAGTTCCGAGAGTGGTTCCGCGTTCTCCTCGAGCGCACCCGCGAGATCCTCGGCGTCGCCGGTCAGAGCCGAGATCGGGTTCGCGGTGTCGGTGTCGGAGATCCCGGACAGGGCCTGCTCCATCTGCAGGTCACCCATCTCGCGTCGGAAGTCCGTGATCGAGTCACGCCAGCCGCTGATCCGTTCACCGATGGAGTCGTCGAGACCGGAGAACTTGAGCGCACCGAGACCGACGGCGACGGCCTGTACCGGCCCGGGCAGCTCGGTGAAAGCACTGACCAGGTCGCCGACGAATCCTGCCACCGGGGCCATCGCCTGGCCTGCGGATTCGAGACCGTTGATCAGGCCGGGGGTGGTGTTTGTAACGAACTCGGCACCCTTGGTGATCAGGTCTTCGAGCGGTCCGTCGACGAGGTCGTAGACGCCGAGCGCGAGAGTTTCGGCGGCATTGCCCGCGGACGCCATCGCGCCCGGCAGTCCCTTCGTCTTCGCAGCAGCAACCTCTGCTGCCGCACCCTGACGCTCGACAGCGGTACGCATCGTGTCGTAGCCGGCCTGTCCCTGCTCGGCCGCGACACCGGCCAGACGCATCGCATCCGACCCGAACAGCGTTGCGGTCGCAGCCTGGTACAGCTCCGGAGACATCGACGCAGCAGCCTCGTCGAGCTGACGGAACAATTCCGACATACCGACGAACTGGCCCTGCGCGTTGTACACCGTCAGGCCGAGATCCTCGATCGCGCCCTGCGCCGGATTTGACTGATCGGTCAACGCCAACAGAGTCGACTTCAGCAGTGTGCCGGCGTCGGAGCCCTGGATACCCGCATTGGCGAGGACGCCGAGGGTGGCCGCGGTGTCCTCGATCGACATCCCGAACTGGTTCGCGACAGCACCGGACTGAGCGAGACCCATTGCCACGTCGGTGATCTCGGCCGACGACGCGTTCGCCGAGTTGGCGAGCACATCGGAGACCGTCGCCGCGTAGTCGGCATTGAGACCGAACGACTGCAGCGCCTGCGACTGAATCGTCGCCGCCGAGGCCGCATCGATCTGCGCGGCCGCCGCCAACTGCAGCGTGCCCTTCGCAGCATCCATCGACTGCTGCACCGAGAATCCGCCCTTGGCGAGCTCGGTCATCGCCGCTGCAGCATCGGACGCCGACGTACCCGGCAGCGAAATGTCGTTGCCGAGGGCTTTCGCGCGATCCCCCGCAGCGGACATCTGAGACTCGGTCGCCCGCGTCACAGCCTGCAGGGTGTTCATCGTGGTCGTGTAGTCGTTTCCGATGGTGATGATCTCTTTGACGCCGGCGGCGACAGCAGCGCCACCGATCGCCAGACCCATCGCGCCGCCGAACGCTTTCGCCTGCGTCAGCGCCGGGTTCAGAGCACGCTGCAGATCGCCCGGTGCGTTGCGTGCATTGACTGCAACTTCGACGTCTATCCGACCACCGGGCACGAGATCACCTCTTTCGCATTCTCAAGATGTCGGCCAAGGAGAGCTTTCGATCACGCTCGGGAGTCGAATACCGTTGCACCGCTTCGGCGTACTGCTTGATGTAGATCTCCTGGAGCTCCGGCCGACGGAGAGCGATCGGCGCGATGAGCGGCTGCGGCGACGGCTTGATTCCGCGGCGCTTCCGATCGGCCGCTGAGGCCTTGACTTCGGGATCATTCGGATCGGTAGTCCACTGCGAGTACAACGAATCGAGCTCGAAATTGTCGCGGTCGAGAAGCATCGCAATGTTCTCGTCCGTCCGACCCTGCTGATCGTCGCGAGCGAGCGCGTCATGAACCAACGCGCACAGGTCCGCGTACAGCATCGACTCCATCGCCTCGCGGAGATCGAGATGGTGATGCGCCCGTACGGCGGCAAGTGCTGCGTCCCAACCTTCCTCGTCGGCGAGGGTGGCTAGGACGCCAAGAATTTCCCCGACAGACTCATCAGGCCCGCGATCTTGTAGATCGTGGCGAACAGCTTGTTCGACTCCGGCATCGACAGCTCACCGAGGTCCTTCCACAACTGCTGCGGATCGCCCTCGGTCAGCACGATGTCGAGGATTCGATCGGGGACGTCGTCTCCCGTCTTCCTCATCATCGCGAAGAACTTGCGGACGGTCTTCGCCGAATAGCGGCGGCCCACCGAATAGACGTGTCCATCGAACACGATCGGTACCGGCCGGTAGTCGTTCCACGTGATCGGTAGCTGCACCGGCGGACCACCGACCGCGAGTACCGATTCGAGGTCGAACGGTTCTGTCCCGTCGGCCGACTCGGTTTCCTCGGGCGGTGGGGTGACCCCCGCCTCGTCGGTGTCGACGGGGCGGGGGTCCTTGTTCTTGCTCTTGTTCTCTGGCATGTGAATTCGGGTTCCTTACCTAGCGGGGTGGGATGTGGGATCAGGGGGCGAGCGGGTTGGCGTCGCCGCCCTCACGGACCTCGTTCAGAGCGATGAGCTCGAACTCCCAGCCGTCGAGATCCTCACCCTTGAACGAGCGCGGCGGCGGGGTACCGAGGCGGGTACGTTCGCAGTAGAACCACGCGTTCGCGGTGATGTCGCGGCAGACCGCGAGCACGGCGAATTCCTCACCGTTGCCCTTCTTGTACTCGTAGTTGCCGGTGCTGAGCTCTATGACCTCGCCACCCTCGAGCATCGTCAGGAACGTGGCCTTCGAGCGGTCCGTTGCCTTGAACTTCAAAGTGTCGTCGCGGGGCGAGGACGTCACACCGTAGGCGGACTTGCGGAAGTTCATCACTCGGTGCTTCTTGATGTCCTGCGAGGGCGTCATATCGAAGCCCATCTGCAGACCGCCGAACGGATCCCATGCCACGCCGGGCGCTGTGCCGGTGACAGGGTTGTCGGCGAACGGATTCGTGGGGAGCAGAGTACCGGCGGGTGCCCGGTAGAAGTCGCAGTCGAGGTAGACGACTGCAAGGTTCGGATCGGCGTGGTTGCTCACGGGTGATTCCTTTCAGCGTTTCGGCCCACGTCCGTGAGCTCGATGATTGGGTCCGGCCCGGGGCGCATGCCAGGACACCCCGGACCGGAGTTCAGGCCCACCAGAAAGTGGGGTGTTCTCGGATGGTGACGGTCAGTTCGACTCGCACCGTCTGGCGATAGAGCGGCATGTCCTCACCGCGCGACCTGTCGATCTGCGGTCCGTTGCCGGGGCCGTCGATCCACCGGCCGTTCCACGAACAGTTTCGGAACTGGCGGGCTGTCGTGTGCCCGATGATCTCCCCGCACAGCCCCGCCAGATCCCATGCAACTTCCTCGGGATCGGCCAGGATCGGATGCGGCTCGCTCCGCAGGATCGCCGGAGGCGGAGCGAAGACGTCGATCTGCACGAACGGCTTGCGCAGCATCGGGTCGTCGCCCTTGGTTCCGGCCCCACGAATGACGATGAACGGCCGAACGATGTTCTCCGGAATGTCGCGCGTGGTGATCAGTTCCTTCGGAACATGCTCGATCAGATCGGCGTCGGCGTGCAACGCTTCACGAACCGCGCCGGGCGCGAACGGAATCCGTATCTTCGGCGTCATCGCGGCGTCCAACCCGAGTACTTACCGTGCGAGCGCGCCGCATCGGTCATCACCGCCGCCGGCGGAGTATCGAGAGTGCCGTACTCGATGTAGCTTGCGTCGTCGGCCGCGTTCACCGCGAACACCCGCTGACCCTCGTACTCCACCAGGAACTCCGACTCGAAGTAGCCGGTGTCGACCGGGGCAACCTCACGCGCCTCGTCGACGATCTCGGTCGCGATTGCGATGCGCCCTTCGATGGTGGTGGCAGTGACCTGCTCGCGCACCTGCCCCGGAAAGATGGTCAGGCGAGCCGACATCAGGACGGCTTGGGCGCGCTGGCCTTCGGCGGTCCGGCAGGTCGACCGCCGGGTGTCGAGGTCAGCTCGGCGGGAGCCGCGGGAACGGGTGCGTCGGTCTTGGCGACGTCGGCATCGCCGCCTTGGTCCGCGTCGGTGGCGGGCGCGTCGGCTGCTGCTGCAGCCTTGCTCTCCTTCAGCTCTTCCTCGGCCAGGTGCGCCTTGTGAGCGAACGTGCCCTCGGCGGCGTGGTGCTTGCGGCCCTCGTCGTCGGTCCACTCGATGATCGGCTGAGCGGACGGCTCGGTGGTGTTTTCGGTATCGGCCATGGTGGTCAATCTCCTTCGTAAGTGCGGGCGACCGGACCGGGACAGGTCAAGTCATTGCCTTCTGTTCTTCGGACAGGTCTTCACGCAGAACCCATTCGCGGGTTCGCATGTCGAGGAACCACCCGGCCTGTGCGTTGAGCACTGCCTGCGCGAGCGCGCCGTAGTAGCTCGGGTCGGTGCGGAAATTGAAATGCCAATCCGCAGCGCCGAAGGCCATCCCGTCGAGGTCCTTGGCCAACTGCGCGACCACGAAATGCGACGTGGTCGGGTACGGCGGTTGCGGTTTCGGCTGCTGCGCTTCGGGCTGATCCATTGCGGATCACTCACTTTCGGTTACGGGGTCAACTCTGGGCTCGATGCCATATCCGATCCGTGGTCGACGATTGCGACCACGTACTGCACCGGTCCCCCAGCGGCCGACCGTCGCTCCTTCGGCCGGCCACGTACATAGACGACTTGGCCGACCTCGACGATGTCGGTCGCGTCCGTCCCGTCTGTGCGGGTATCACCGTCGAAGCGGAGTCGGTCCCTGCCGTTCAATCCGCCGGGTACCGGAGCGTTGAGCTGCAGCACCATCTGACTGGTCGTCAGCTCTCCGGGAAGCTGCTCTTGCTTCGTTTCGAGGAAACGCAGCGACAGCAGTCCGGTGACCGGAACTGCCGTCGGCGGGACCGGAATCTTGTTGCCTGTCGACTCGTCGTAGACCGGAGGGTTCTCGCGGAGCACCGACCAGTTCTGCGGGTACCGCCTCATGTGAGGAAGTCCCTGCGGAAGTGCTGCGGTCGGCGGTCCGGTGCGTAGGACGGCGAGATCGAGAACGATGACGATTCGAGTCCGCCCTTGGCGGGCATCGGCGTGAGGTCCGCGATTTCGCTCGGTGTGAAGTACACCAGCGATGACGCGTCCGGAGCGAGATCGAACTCGGTCGTCTCTTCCGGGAACTGCATCGACTTCACGCCGAGGCCTCGCCGGAAGTTTGTCAGTGCGCGGATGACCGCCACCGACATCACGCCGATCATCACGTCTCGGTCGAGCAGGCCCTCTGCGAGTCCGTGATCGAGGTCCAGCCCGGACGTGCGGCGCACGTCGTTGCGGGCCTTCCCGGACGCGAACCGTATGAGGAACTGAAGTTGCTTCAGCTCCGGGGAGTTCGCGTCCTCGGGAAAGCTTTCCTGGCTGGCGTCACGAATGTAGTCGACGGTGATCAGCGGATCCGTCGACGCCATCGGTCAGTCCCCGATGGACGCCGACGAGTCGGCAGCGGACGAGTCGGCGTTGTCTCCGCCACTCGACGAGTCTGCGGCCTCTCCGCTGCTGTCGCCGCCGTCCGCATTGTCACCGTCTCCGTCTCCGTCGGTGTCGCCACCGGTGGCGTCGGAGCCAGTTCCGGCATCGGCGGCCGCGGCGGCCGTTGCCTTGCGCGGTGCAGCCTTCTTCGCCGCGGTCTTCTTCGCCGCGGTCTTCTTCGCGGCCGTGGTCTTGGCCGCGATCACCGGCGGTTCGTCCCACACCGTCGGGTTGGTGATCGCCTTGACCGCCCAGTCCGGCACTTCGTCGCCCGGATGGAAGATGTGGTAGGTCCCGTCCTCGTCCGGGACGTGAACGATCGACGTGAGATTCGCCATCAGAGCACCTTCGCAATCATCGTCGCGTTGGAGTTGCCCAGGATCGGCAGACCGATGCCCGAGGCCTTCGTCCAACGCTGCACCGGATCAGGGTTGATGTACGAGCCGACGACGACACCCGGTGCTTCGGTGGCGTCGACGTTGTAATCGGACTCGATCGCCTCCGCCGTGACACCCCACAGGGTCTCACCGAGCTTGGCGTTGTTCGAGGCGATGTACAGAATGCGGTCGTCCGGGATCAGCCGGACCGTGTTGCCGTTGTAGTCCTCGACCTGCGCGTCGAAGATCTCGAACGGCGGATGACCGAACGAGGTGAACAGGGAGTTCACCTGCTCGCGTGTGACGATGCCCTGCGTCGCGCCGGGAGCCAGGCACATTGCCTTGATCGCCGTGTTGCGCATGAGGGTGGACATCACACGCTGCGAGGTGATCGCGCGAGCAGGATTGCCCGAGTTCAGGATTCGGAAGACCGTGAACCACGACTCCTGGTCGAGAACCGGATCCGCCGCACCGGACCACAGCGTGGCCGCCGTGACAGAGTGCGCCGCCGAACGCAGGAAGTCGGCTTCGAGTTCGAGGCCGTCCTGGGCGAGGGAGACCTTGCCTGTGACCAGGGCCTGCGCCTTGGCCATGATCAGACGCGTCTTGAGTGCCTCGGCCAGTTCGACGCCATCGTTGAGGATGATGTCGAGAATGGCGTTGTCCGCCTTGCGGAGTCGCAGTCGGTCGTATTCGCCGAGGATGCGCTTCTCCGAGATCGGAGGCAGCTCACCGCTGATTCGCGCAACGCCCTTGCGCGCGGACTGCGGGGCCTCGGTGTCGAACGTGCGGAACTTTGCGGCGCGGCGCAGGCCGAGCTGGGTGATGTTCGCCCGGAAGTCGACGTCGTCGATCAGGGTGTCCGGAAGCAGATCGTCGATGAGCGCCAGATCGTTGATCGGGCGGTCCTTCAACGCCTCGCGGACGTAGCCGGTCAGTTCGGCCGGAGAGATGTAGTCGCTGTTGAGGATCAAAGCCATTGCTGCTCAGCCCCTTCCTAGAAGTATCGGATGTCGCGAGCAGTTGCCTGCCCGGCGGCGTTGACGGACTGCGGCAGCTTCGCGGTGAGAACCGCGCCATGCCAGTACAAAGCGCCGGCCACGACCGCGAGGCCTGCCGGTACTTTCACTGCGGTGTACAGATGGCCCTCGATCGGATCGGTGTCGCCGTCGACCCGGAGGCCGTAGCGAGTTCCGATCTTCTTCAGTGGGTACCCGGACTTGATCCAGCCGTCGGGGTACTTGCCTGCGAACGATGCGACGTCGATGTTGATCGGACGCGCGGTCTCGGTTCCGTGCGCGGTTGCGAGCCACGACCGATCGTCCTGGCCGAAATCTTCGCGCTTGACGTTGAGATCCATGTGAATGTCCCTCCTTCAGAGGTCAGTTCGATTAGGTGGTTTTCTTCTTCTTGGCCTCGTACAGCGAGCGGCCGGCCGAGACAGTGCCCGTCGCATCGCGACCACCACCGCCCTGCCTGCGGTCACCCTTGGGTGTCCGCCTCTTCTTGTCGCCGCCTTGCGCGGCCAAATACGGCTTCCGCTTCACCAGGTCCTCGATCGCATCTTCGATCTCGTCCTGGTCCACATCGCCGTCTTCACCGACATCGAACTGATCGAGGTCGAGAAACTTGATCGCGTCCGCAGGGTCGGCGAGCTTGCCAGCCGCGGCTGCTCGCACCTCCGAACGCAGAATTCGGGAGTTGGCCTTCGCGAGAATGTCCCGCTCGGCCGTCTTGGTCTTGCCGTCCGTCGCCGCGTCGAGCACCTTCTGCTCGGCTTCACGGCGTAGCTTCTTCTCGTTGCGAAGCTTTTCCTTGATTCGCTCGAGCGCGCGTTCGCCCTTGGGTCCCAACTTCTTGTCGTCGGGATCGTCCTCGTCGTCGACGTCTTTGTCGTCGTCGGGATCGTCCTCGTCGTCGACGTCTTTGTCGTCGTCGGGATCGTCCTCGTCGTCGACGTCTTTGTCGTCGTCGGGATCGTCTTTGTCCATCTGCTGCTGCAACGGCTGCACCGACCACACGACCGGCTGGCGGTCACGTGTGAGGAGCGAGGCGAACATTTCGTCGGACAGGATGGTTCTGCGCATGAGCGGTTTCTCCTAGTGGTGCGCCCGGTGCGGGCAGCGTGAGACCTGCCCAGTGCGGGTCAGGCGAGAGAAATCCCGTGCGTGACACGGGCATTGAGAAGGCCCCGACCGCAGTTGCGCTCGGGGCCTTGCAAAGTCAGTCAGTAGATGACGTCGGGATCGTTGGGGATGTCCGGGTAGGGCGGATGGTCGCCGGCCACTCGAGGTGACGGGATGAGGAACCACGCGGCACCGAACAGTTCGGATGGTGTCCGCACTCCGAATACCCCCGGCCCGACCGGGGTCAGGGGGTACACGAATCGGCCGAGATCGCCGAGCTCGTAGCTGGTCTCGGGGTCGGCGGTGAAATCGATACCGCCGGTGGATTCGAGCCACCGTTCCGGGTCCGTCCGGGACGTCACTTTCCAGGTCATAGAAGCGCCATCACCCCGATCACGAATTCCTGCAGCTGACCGGTCTTGTCGAACTCACCGTTGATGTCGCTGCGTCCGAATGTGTCCTGCAAACCTACCTGGAACACTTCCGCGGGACGACGCGCCGGATCAGCCATTGTGGAATCGTCTGCGTACGACTTACCCGCGTACCGATTCTTCCATTGGTCTTCATAGCCAACCTCGTCGGCGAATTCCGCGTCCTTGGGGTATACGCGGCTGAGCGGTTCGAGGACACCACTGTTCGTGGACCGGGATCGAAGCAGCGCGAACTCCAACTGAGTGAGTCCGTCGATCTTCGATTCCATGCGGTGACCGAGTTCGTGAGCCATCACCTCGTCGGAGTACGAATCGAAACCACCGCGGTAATTCGGCTTCATATCCGTTGCGCTGGCAGCGATGTAATCGTAGTTGGCCGAATAGAAGGCCCGATCCGCCTTGCCGATATCCAGCCGGCCAGAGGATGCAGTTCGCAACCAATCCGCGGGGAAGATCGATTCTGCGCGCCGCAGGGATGCCAGTCCGTCCGCATTCCCGGCTGTTGCACTCGAAATCCCGAAATCGGCAATGACTGCCGGCTGCTTCACGCCACCGATCTGCCGAATCTCCCGCAGTGTGTCGAGGATGATCTGTTGTTCCCGTTCGGCTACGAGCTTGGTGATTTCGTTTCGACGCGCAGCGAACGCACCGCCGCTGGCGACCAGCTGCTTCTCCTCGGCCAATAGCCTCTTGATCTGCGCGTCCTTCGCGATGCGTGTGTTTGCATCTGCACGGACGGCGCGACCGACAGACAACGTCGAGTCGAGGTGCCGCTGCAGCTTCTCGGGCACCAGCTTTGCGCCGTTCCGGTCCGTCGGGTACTTGATCGTGGTGTCGAGCCAACCGGCCCGATCCACCGGCAACGATGCCTTGGCCGTGGCGACGAGGTCGCGTGTAGCGGGCGACAGGATCCGCGAAGCGTTGAACTTCTTCTCCGCTGCCAGCCACCTCTTCACGTCGGCGGTGTACTTCTTCTCGGCCGCGAGCCATTTCTTGACGTCGGCCTTGTACTTGTCCTCGGCTGCGAGCCAGTCGGCCACAGCGTCGAGGTCGACCATGGGCGGCTTCGCCGGTCGCGGAGGCTTGACGATCGCGTCGATATCCGGCACCAGGCCGGTCCGTGATCCGATGCCCGAACGAGGACCCGACCGGTCGAGGACGTAGCCGTTCAACCGCAGCATCCGCAACGCCTCGTCGCGATCGCCACCGGACAGTTCGTAGATGTCCTCGGGCATCAGCCTAGGTGTCGTCTCCGGAGTCCGGCCACGGCGTCGGATCAGCTTGCCCGCGACACCGCGCTTGGTCACGCCCTCGGTCGTGGTGAACAAACTCTGGCCGTACACATCGCGCCGAACGAGTCGACCCGCGGTGGCGAGTCCGTGCGCACCGCGGCGGGCGTTGACGACCTGCGCGATGTCCGCCCCTTCGCGAATGGCCTGCGCCCCTGCGAGAGTGAAGATCTTGTCCTGCATCCGCGGATCGAGCGAGGCGAAGTAGTCCATCGGGTCGGTGCGGAGGTCGTCGGCGATGTCCTCCGTCGACGCGATGTGCCGGCAATCGCAGAACGGGTGCCGAAGGAAGCCGCTGCTGAACCGGTAGAACCGGCCCGCCAACACCGCGCAGCGCGAGCACGACGGCGGGTTGAGCATGCGCACGTACCCGACGTCGGGACGTACCGTCACACCGAGACCAGTCGCGACCCGGTTGGCGTCGGCCACCTGCGTCTGCACCCGGAGCTGCGTCATACGCAGGCCGGTCTCCCACGCGGCCGACAGCACGTCGGGGCCGATCGGGAGGCCGCGGTCGACCGCCTTCGCGATCTCGCCCTTCGCGGTAATGATCGGCGAGTACATGAGCGTGTCCAAAGCGCGGCCGTCGGACGCAACTCCGATCAGTCCTTCCGGATCAACCTGCGCGATCGGCTCGACGGTGGTCCCGAGCGCGTCGAGTGTGTCTGCGACGTACTCGTCGGTACCAACGGCCGAGGCCTGCTGTCCGGCAGCGACGACGGCAACGAGGCGGTCGACGTTGTCGGCGAACCACGCATCGAAGTCGCGTGGTGGCCGGCGGCCCCATATCTCTGTCGCGGCGTCGATGACATCGATCTGAATGACCTGCTGGCGAATGTAACTGTCAGCTGCCGGTTCCGGAATCATCGATGTCTCCCGGGGTGCGTTTGGGTACCTCGTTCAACTTGCGATTCAGTCGGTCCAGCACCGGATCACTCTCAGCCGCAAAGTTGCGACGTTCACGGCTCTTCCGTGCCTCATCCCAGCCGAGCTCGTCCCACGAACCCTCGCGGGAGTACACCGGAGTGCCGCCGTTGAGCTTCTGGATATGGTCCGCCTCTTCGGCCTTCGTCGCGGTCGCGGGATCTTTCCACTCGACCTTGATCGCCGTGCCCTTATCCGGCCACTCGCCGGTACGGAACCGCTCCTCGAGCACCATCGCCCAACCAATCCCCGTGCCCTGGCTCTCGTTCTTCTCATCGGCGTTGCCGTTGATCCGTGACTCGTCGGCCCGGATAGCGCCTTCGGCAGCGGGATTTGCAGTGTTCTGGCCGAAGTACCGCATCGGCAGACCCGTCACCGACGACCCGAGACCGGCGTACAGCTTCACCGTGTCGTGGAAGTTGCGCAGATCCGAGGCCGAGAACTGGCCGAACATCGCCTCGCGCGGGCCCTTGGCCGTTGCTGCCATCGCAGTGAAGTACGACTCCCACAGCGGGATCGGCTGGCCGTTCTCGTCGACGAAGTCACCTTTCGTGGCACCGAGCAACCACTTCCCGGGCGTGCCGTGCGTCTCCTGGGCAACCTGCATGTTCGCCAGAGAGCGGGCACACGCGTCGGTCAGGCCCATGATGTCTTTCATCTCGGTCGTGCCGGTCCACTTACCGAGACGTCGCCGGTTGAGGAACAGCACGACCGGAATGACACCGAGCTGGTGATCATCGACCGCGTCGTTGTCGTCCTCGTTCTCGGCGTCTCCGCCCACCTCGTCGTACTGCCAGCCACGCGGCCCGGCAATCACCTGGATGGTCTGATCGGGCAGGAACAGTGTGCCGACACGATCGCCGTCGTCCGTGCGGAACTGGCGGAACGCAGCTTTCATCCGCCGTCGCCGCTGGTCGATCAGGCACGACATCTGCAGCGGGGACTCGACCGAGATCAGCGGGTGGTCGGGATCGTCCTCGTTGGTGCCGACCGTCATGTAGCAGCGGCCGTAGATCATTGTCTCTTTGTTCAGCAGTCGAATCTCGGAGGCGAGGTTGTTGACGTCGAAGCTCTCCTGCAAGGCGATGTCTTGGCGAGACGCCTTCGGTGGCTCTTCGTTGCCCTCCTCGTCGATGACGACCGCAGACTTGGAATCGCGTCGAATCAGAGACTTGATTCGTTGCCGCCGCGCGATCTCCTCGACATACATCCGCGGCCAGTTGGCGATGGTCTCGAACATCCGCAGTTCCGGGGGCACCGCGATGCCGAGCTGCTTCACACGCTGATCGCCCTCGAAATACAGATCGTGCAAACGGTCGGCCGCCTGCAGACGAGACAGGCTGGCGTTCATCTTGCCGATCAGGTCCCGGTGCTCCGACGAGAGGGTCGTCCGCAGAATCGGTGCTGTCACAACCCCTCCTTCATTGTCGGTTTCGGAAGAAGAACACGCGCTGATCGACCGGATCCGGCCAGCCAGCGACCAACGCGTCTTGCGTGGCCTCGTTGGCGAGGACCGTGGCCACCGCAGCATCGATCTTGCGGTGATGCTCGCCCACCGGTTTGCGGATACCGTGCCGCTGCGACGGCATTGGCACATTGCGCGCGTTCAGGACATGACGGGTGGTGATCGGGCACCCATCGTGCGTCATTCGCTTGCTCCGCAGATCGGTCTCGCATCGAAGCAGCGCCTCGTGCATCTGCCGTGGACGGTTGGTCTGCCACTCGAACACCTTGTCCGCGCCGTAGGTCACCGACCACGACCCGATCTCGGAGTAATAGCCCTCCGGGTCGCAGTACATTCGGACGACGTCCCAGCGGTCGAAGATGTGCTCGACGGCCACCTCGAGCTGATCACGCGGGATCTGGCCGCCATACTCCGCCGGATTCCAGATCGTCGGCCGCAATGCTCGTTCGTCGCCGTAGCGCGGGGTGAACGAGTAGCCCTCCTTCGTCTGCGCCCGAATGGCTGTCCAGTCGTTGGACTCCGACCCGTCGAAGCCGACGCAGATCTGCGTGCCCGCCTTGGGATTGGGCAACCACAGTCGCTCAGGCCCTCGCATACGCACCGTCCCAGACATCCTGATCCATCCACGCCCCCACACCCTGTACGAGGCGATTACCGAACCAGCGCTCCGCTTTCGGTGGATCGGTCTCCGATATCTCCTCGGCCTCGGCGTCGATGGAGTCGATCGAGATCCACGGGCAACCCGCGTACACGAACCGCAGCAGCTCGCGACGTTCTTTCCTGTTCTCCCAACGCAACCCAGTCGGCGGCATCCGGTAAAACTTGAATACGTCTTTCACGCGCGATTCGTAGGTCCGTTGCGCGTACGAGTGTTGCGCTGGATTCCAGCAGTTCGTGGTCTCCATCGTGCGGCCTTGCATACCTGCCGCGCCTCGGCGCTGCGCATCCGCAACGTCGACGAGCTTGTTCTCTTTCGTGTAGAGCCCGGTCTCATCGTTGAGCACGAACGAGACGCGCTTTCCAATGCGAGACAGTGCATTCGAGGTGACCTTCTCCACCATCGAGTCTCGGGCATTGCCCGGCAACCGGATGAAGTTCTCGCGGATGCCCATCAGCTCCGACAGCGGGCCGTTCTCGATCATCGTCGTCAACGGTCCGTAGACGTTATCGACCTGATCCTCCGACGTCGCGGTCAGCTGAATGATCGGTGTCGGCCACGGCATACCCATCGGCTCGCCCGGGTTGTAGGCATGCTCGAATCCGCAGCCACACCCGAAATCCGAGCACGCGTACCCGTCGCCGGCCTCGGCCCAACCCGCGAACAACGTCGGCCCCACGGCCTCGCCCGCGATGACCGCCGCCGACCACGGACCCTTGCCCGACTTCTGCGGCCCGACGATCTGCGAGCGTCGATACGTGAACGCCTGGTTCAGCATCGGCTTCCGCGGCTGCCACCGAGCGGACTTCTTCACCCGATAGTGGTTCGCGGTGCACCAGAACTGCCAGTCGGCCATAACGAACGGATCCCCGACGTTGAAGCCGTCGGGGATCGAACAGTGCGCCTGATACCAGGGGTCGAGAACGTCAGCGAGGGTGGGAAAGTCGACGGCGTACGACTCAGTCGCTGCCATCGGACCGAGCTACACCACGCAACCGGCGACCGGTTCCCGTCGTGCGTTCGATGACCCGGCCCGCCGTGCGCTGCTTCGCGGCCGGCGACTCCGGAACGATCTGGTCCTTGGGCACGATCACCCAACCGTTCTCCTTCAGACCCGACGGCGTCAGACCGATCTGATCGGCGAGACGCAGCGCGGCGGACGCGACAGCGGCTGGCGCTTCCGGATCTTCCATCTTCACGGTCCAGCGAACCCACATCGCGATCGTGCGGAACCGGTACGGCTCGCGAATCCACTGCGCTGCCTGCGGAGTCGTCCAGGCCTCGGCCCACACAATGCCTTCACGTTCGGACGCATCGGGCAGGAATTCCGAGAGCGGAGGGAAGTCGTCGCTGTAGCCCTCGACCGGCAACCGCGTTGCCTTCAGATCACGGGCATCCGACCGAGCCGAGTACATCGACGGCTTCGGTCCGGACCTGCTGCGTGCACCTCCATGATTCGACATCGGCCACCAACTCCTACGTTCGGCAGTGCGCCGAACAGACACCGCAGCAGTGCGCCGCGGGAAAAACGATCAGAACCAACCCATGCGGTGGGCGAACTTCCGGACACAGGACGCGACCAGGTTGTGTAGGCGATCTCTCAGTCCCATTCCTGAAACCTCTCACGCAACTGGGCGTCGTCCATGACGGTCCACTTGTCGTCGAGCACCCAGTACCCCGGCTCGACGACAACGCCGCAGACGACGAGGATGCCCGGTTGGGCGGGACAGCCCTGAAGACCGTCGTCTGACGTAAAGGCTGGCCGCGGCTCGGTCCAGGACGCGACACCGCCTCGGAGGAAAACCCAGCTGACGATGTCCTGCCCGCTTGCCGAGGACCCATCGAACTCCATCGCATCGACATCGAGGCAGCGAGTACGGAACCTTCTCGGGAGATGGTGCATTCGACTTCGGTTCAGGTCTTGCGCTGGCATGTCGCAGGTGCCTCTCATGTTGGTGGATTGCGATCGACGACGATCAGGAACAGTGGCCAGATACTGAAGTCGAATATCCAGTAGTCGTGATCAGGGAAGCGTTGAAGTCCGATGTGAACCCACGCATCGCGTACACCGCTGCAACGAATCGCGGTGAATTCCCACCGAGGTGCGAATCGGAACTTTTTCCGGAACATGTTGAACCCTTCGCACCTCGGAGAGCCCTCCCCCACGGCGAACCTCAAGGAGGGGGGGCTTAGGGGCACCCCCCTGGGGGTGCATCGCCGCAGGTCAGGGCATTGGTTACCGACGCGAACCATTCGCGTTTTCGCTGGTCAGAAGCGTGCAGCCTGCCTGCTGTTACAGCTCCGGCAGTGCACTTTCAGCGGCCCATGTGGGTCGCCACCGAGCGCGATCGGTGGATCGTGCGCCGCAGTCAGGTCGCGCGAGCTGTGCCCTGGCCGTCGAACACCGGGGCACCAATAGCCATGTCGCGCAACCCAGTCCGCAACCGCCTGCGCGCGGCGTCGTTGCTCGGCCCAATCACGAGTGACCTTGGTCGGCACCGTTGCTCGTTGGTAGCGTTCCCGCTCCCTCGCATGCGCCGTGCACAGTGGTCCAGCCTGTATCGAAGGGCACCCGGGCACCGAGCACACACGCTTGGATGCACGTGCCATCAGGCGACGGATGAGCGCGGCACCAGTGACGGATCATGCGGTGGGTCACCCTGACCATTGACCAGTACGTCGACGTACGGTCCGCGTTCGTCGATGCCGCATCCATCCATCAGTCGACAGGCGAGGCGAACTGCGAGATCGACCGCTTCGAGCGCATCGGCTTCGAGCGCGGTGCTGGCATGTAGTGCACCGAGCGCGACGTCAGCGCCTGACCCGAGTGCTGCTATCCCGTCGTGTACACGTACGGCGTGGTGTGTGAACACGTAGAACAGATGGCCGCGCCACCCGAGTAGCAGCGCGCCGTTGATCGTGGTCTCGTCACCGTCGTTCCCATGCAGGACGGGTGGTGTCTGTTCGGCCATGAGTTCCGTGATCGCGGTTGCGATCGCGTCGGCCCAGTCCTGAACGTCGTCCTCGTCCTCTGAATCGATCGGCATGGATTCGATCATCAGGTTCCTACCGATCACCGCCAGCATTGCGCCGTGACCGCTGGCTGCAAACAGGACGTGCTCGCCCGTAATTCTGGTGGCGATCCTGCGGATCTTGTTGTCGGACATGTACACGCCGGTGCCGCCATAGTTGGTGAGGCGATCGGCGGCCATCACCACGCGGTCGGCGTAAGCGAGCGCTGCTACTACCGTCATCGTTCGTTCCTTCCGAGCAAGGCAATCAAGGGAGTTGGGCCGCCGAGTCGGGGAACGACAAAGCGACCGGGACGTGGAGTCACCGATCGCTTACGCGAAGAGTACACCACCAGATGTCCACACGCTGGTCACAGCGCTTCTACTGTTTTCGTGTCCGAGCCGCGTTGTAATGTGCCGTCGCCTCGGCGTCAACGAGGTCGGACAGATGGAATCCGCGGACACCTTGACGCTCGATCGTTCGGACAGTCCCGGCCTTCACCCAGCGCAAAATCGTTGGGCGTGATCGCGAGGTCCGGCGCACAGCTTCGGTCAGCGTCACGTACTGATCGGAGTCCACGTCCAGAGGATCGGTACCGTTCATCGGTCAGTGCGCCTTCGGCGTGTAGTGGATCCATTCCTCAATGAGATCCCTGATCGCTTCGGCGTTCTCTACGGTCGGCACGGATGCGCAACAGTCACAGCCGAAGATCGTCAGTCGCCCTTCATAGATCGCCACCTCGTAGTCGGTGTCTCCCACTCGGACCCTGCGATCTGCACCCATTCCCGTCATCACTCGGTACCAGCTGCGGCAGCGAGAATCGGGCAGGGCCATTCGTCACCGCACGCGCACATGGTCATTGGGCAGTCCGGAAGGTGTTTGCAGTTGTCCCCCGCCTCTGCGCACGTGGGTCGGTGTTCCACAATGCTGTAGCCGGCGGCCGTCAGCTTCGACACCGAGGCGCGTGCGAGCTTCGTCCAGTGCTCGCGGTCTTCCTCGCCTGAATGCCATTCGTCGAGGTCTGTGCTGCATCTATCGCTGCATGGCGGTTCGTCGCAGCAGGGCGGGTTGTCGAAGCATCCGTCGTCGGCAGTGTCCGCGAGAGCATGTGCGATGACGTCGATGTGTGTGGGGTTCACTGTGCTCACAACACCACCCTCGAAGCAGCATCGGCGGCGGCAATCTCGGCTTCACGTTCACGACGGCGCTGCCCGTTGTTGCGCTCACTCTCAGCCCGTTCGCCGTCCTCGAAACCGCGAGCGTAGATCGTCGCCGCCAGCGCGTGTAGCGACCACACACCGGACTGATCGAGCGGCTCACTGTTGGTGTACTTCTCGGCGTCGTGGAGTTGCTTGCTGACGTACGACTCCACCATCTGGATCACGTCTTGCGGTTCGATCCGGGCGTCGCTCATGGTGTCCTCTGTGGGTCGAGGACAGCGCGGATGACAGCGTGGTCCGCGCGAATGGCTGCGATCACAGCGTCAGTGAACCTCGGGTTGCGTCGCTGGATCTCGGGCCAAGCGTCGACGTGTCCTTCGATGGTTCGATCGTCTTCGTCCGCGTCCCATCCGACGATGACGCCGTACAGCCCGACGTCAAAGCGATCTTCACCGAAGTCCTTCGACGAGAACACGATCCTGTCGTGGAGTCGTTGCAGCACTTCTCGCACTCTGGCGATGGTGGTGTCCCGTTCCTGCAGCGCAACGAACAGGGCTGGAACGTCCTCACGGGCAACCGTTACGGCATCGATCAGCGCGGTGATGGCAGCTTGCTCATCCGGTGCCCAACCTTCGACGGCTGCAATCTCGCCCTGTTCACCCCGGATACTGGTGAAACGCTTCTGTTGCCCGGGCGCGTACTTCCAGACGTACGTATCGAGTTCGAGCGGAACATCGCTGTCGAATGCGTCCGCGACTGCCGACGCTCGGGCTTCGATCGCCGCGAGCTCTTCTTCAGTCGAGGTACTCACAGGTCTGCCCGCAGGTCGCACTTCGGCTGACGGGCGTGCCAGTCCCGCATAGACTGCTGCACCAGTTTTCGCCCTCTCGGCGTGGACAGCAGCCATTCGAGGATCCCGAGCACTATGTCCTCGGGTTGATCGTCAGGAGTCGGTGCCGACCTCACGATCAACTGGTCCCGGAGGCGACGGATCGTCACCGCAACCCTCAATCCCTCTTCGTCGGATTCCGACTCGGTCTTCGTTACCCAAACCCTCATGTCCAGCCGTTCCCTTCGTAGATGCTCGCTCCGGACGTGGTGCCCATCGCTCGGCGTCGGATGTCTTTGTCTCGGATGTCTGCGCCGGACTCGGCGACGAGACTGGCCCAGTTCCAATACACTTCGTCGACGCGGCCGCCGCAGCGGAGGTCGGAGCAGGCGACGAGCATCGGGTGCGCGTACAGCTCGCGGCGGGTGATGTGCAGGACCGGTTGGCCGGCGTCGTCGAGGAGCGGGTGCCCGTACTCGTCGAGCCGAGGGAACGGAGCCGGTTCCATCCGCGGCCCGATACCACCAGGCGGGTAGTGCTCGGGTGGCTCCCGCAGAACGGGGATCTCCTCGTACATCGGTGCGTGCGCCGGGGGGTGGACGACGATGGATTCGCGGTTGCAGTCCATACAGCGGAATCCCTTTGCGCGGCGGGCCGTATCGCCGAGGGGCCACCGGTTGGTGTGCGATCGGCGGTTCTGCCCGAGCTCGGTCATCATCTGCCCCGCCCACTCCTGCTCGGCGATCCAGTCGAGTCGATCGAGCAGGTACTTCGTGACCGAGTTGACGACGCGGTTCACGGCGACCGGGTCGATCGCCCGGAACCCGATGACGCGGCGACCCTGCTGAAGCGGTGCCACCGGCCTGTACGTCGACCGCCACGTGGTGCGCGCGCCGGCCAAGTCCGGGCCCATCTCCCCGCGTGCCGCCGAGACCTGATCCGCCCACTCGCACAGGAACACGAGCTCCTCGTCCGCGGCGTCGACAGCGGCCGCCGAGATCGGCAGGGGTGGTTCCTTCTTCGACGGCTTCGTGTAACCGGCACTGCGATCCGGAGCGGTGTTCGACGGCTCAATCTGCTCGCGCATCCACTCCACCGTGCGGGGCGTCGACGCGACGAGATCCTGCAGCCGGATGAGGTGACCGCGACACAGAGTCGAGCCGTCGTGCGAGGCGGTGACCGCACGCCCGCCGTCGACCGCGTACTCCCACACCGGCGTTATCCCGTCACCGACACCGGTCGCGCCGTCGGCCGCGGTGAACGGCTGCCCCTTCTCGGGGATTCGCTTGTGCGGGAGCGAGCACACACACGTGGTGACAGCGACGTCGAGGCTCATGCGCGGCCCTCGTCCCAGCCGAGGACCTTGATCAGATCCTGGACGACGCCGAACTGAGTGCTGTCGCCGCCGTTGCGGTCGGGGTGAGAGTTTGCCTTGGCTAGCCGCTTCAGTCGGTCGATCGATCCGATGCCCGATGGGTCGACACCATCGGTTTCCGGGAACGCGATCAGCTCCAATGCTCGGCGAGCACCCTCCGACGTCGATCGCGAGGGCGGCGAAGCAGCGGACCCGATCGCTCGAAATCCGGTGTACTGCTCGGCGTTCGGGGTGGTGCCGAATCTGTCGAACATCCGGAGCCCCTCCAACGACAGGGCGATCGCACGTAGGTTGTCCTGCCAGTGAGTGAACCGGTCGCACGGGAACGAGAGCGGGCCCTTGCTCGACTCGATCGACAGGATCACACCCGGATGCGTCGGCACCGCATTCGCTCTCGGGAGCCCGTCGAGACGGAAGTCCTGCTCGCGCATCGCGATCTGCAGCACGGCCGTCGCTGGTCGGTTGCCAGTACCGATCGCCCGGAGCTCGCGGTCGAGGAGTTGCAGGGTCGATCTCCAGGGAGCGGAGAACGGCGATGGCCCAGGTTGTTTGGTTCGTGGTGCCGGCCAACGCTCGATCGGCCGCAGTGTCATGCCGGATGGGTAATCGCTCACAGTCACTCCTCGCTCGTCTTGCAGGCGGAACACGGTTCGTGCTGGCCGTGGATATCGCAGAAGGTTTCCGTCACCGTCGACGCCGGGCCCCGCCACCCGAACCACGGCGAGCCGAATCTGGCCGGTACTTCGACATCGGGGGCAGCGCCCGCATCCATCGATTGGTCGACCAGGTTCAGGAGTTGGGTGGTGGTGACTGATCTCGGAGGGAATGGATTCACAGGTCGGTCATGAGATGGATCTGGACTGGCCTGTTTCGTAGAGCTACGGGAACGACCACGAGATCTGCGGCGGCCACGTTTACGAGCGGTGTCTCCGGAGGGATGGTGGTCGGGTGACCCAGACGAGTGACCCTCCCCCAGACCCCTACCCAAACCATCACCCTGCCCTGACCCTGCCTGGCGCACCTGCGCCGGCACGCGCCCGAGCACAGTGTCGGAAAGTTGATTTCCGGGTTGATCCGGTTTGATCAGGGTTTGTTCCGGATTCGCCGCTGGTCGTGTCGGTTTGATCGCCGGTTGATCCGGTTTGGTCGTGTCCTGGTCCGCTGGCCGGGTGGTGGCCGACTCGTCGGCGTTGTCGTGCACTGTCCCAGCGACGGGTTGCCCCGGTGAGCCTGGCGTGACAACTGTTGACGAGTCGGCCACCTGCGGCCGAGCGGGGTGATCCTGGGCGGCGAGCCGCGTCCCTGCGTCACCGGTTCCGGCGAGTACCGCTTCGTCTGCATCGCGGCCGGCGAGTACGTCTTCGCGGGAGCTACCCGTCGAAGACAACCCGGCGTCGGACCGTGGAGACGAAACCAACCCGTCATCGGAACGTGGCGGCGAGACCACGGTGGAACTGTGCTGCTCAGGACCTGGGCGCGGAGCCGGACGTAGCGTCATACCGACGGCCTGCGGGGTTCGGTTGCCTTTGCTCTGGTTGCAGGGCGAACACGCGATCACGATGTTACGTGCGCCGTTCGCCACTGCAGGGTCGACGTGATCGAGGTGGGGTCGAACACTGCCATTGTTCGCCATTCGCTTGACCACGACTCCGCAGTACCGGCAGTGCGCCGACATCTGCTTCGCCGGGACATTGGGATCGATACAATCCCGCGCCCACACCGCCGCAACGATCTTGTCGTTCTTCAGCTCGGCGGCCTTGCGCCGCTTGAGCCGGACCGCTGCGCCCGGGTCGTACTTCAGGTCGAACCAGTCGTGGAACAGAAATGTCCCGTCCGCGACAGGCGGGCACCGCGAGCAGTCATGCCCCGGTGCGTGCCACAACCCCACACGAACCAACAGTGCCGCCGCCTTCAAACTCAGCTGAGGGTCCAGCAGAATACGGGCGACGTCGGCTCGTTTGACCACCCCGTCCTCGCCAGCTGCCTGGCATGTCGTTCCCGCCAAAGCCCACACCGTGAACGCAGTACAACCAGATGTGTCGCCGTCGAGTGTGGGATCCAACAACGCCTTGATCTTGCGGTTGTTGGACAACTCGTCGACCAGCTGGAAGAACGGCAACGGACATCCTTTGTCAGAAAACGGAAACAACAGGCAGGCAACACGATTAATGGTTAAGGGGCGGGGCCCTCACGGATACGCGCATGGTCTTCTCCTCGGTTCAGGACGGGTGATCGGGACAGAGATCCCGGGAATTGCTCTTGGTCCACGAGTGCCGGCGCGCGAGCTCGAATGCCTCACGTGCGGTGTCGACGTAAAAGTTCGCGACCTTCGCGCACGAATCGCAGGTGATCTTCCAGCCCTTCATCCCACGCTCGTGGATTGGACGGATCATGTCCGGCCCCGACGCTCCAGGTACACCTCGCCGACAGTCACGGCCGCCGAGGTGACACGGAACGCGACGTAGAACACCGCGGAGGCCGCGAGACCCAACGCCACTACGACCGAACCGATCTCGGCGCGGTTCACTGCGCCTGCTCCGCCGCAGTCTCGTCGTCGCCGTCGAACGGATTGCTCAGGCGGTCGTACCAACGCTGCACCCACCGCGCGTCACCGATAGCCGTGTGCCGCTCCTCCCCTTCGGGTGGCTCGACCCCGCACAGCTTCGACAGTTTTTCCGACTTCAACGGCGGCGTCAGGTCCTCGGCGAGCTCGGGCGCGAGCAAGTCCCCCAACACCTTGAGATTGAGGACACTCAGGAATCCGAGGGCCTGCGACACGACGTCGATCGGGTGGTAATGCCATGCCGGACAGAGATTGTGACGACGCAGCATCGCGGCCAGCACCTCGACATCGAACGTCGGGTTGTTGCCAACGATCGTCGCGCCGCGAGTGATCCGCTCGACCAGCACCGCAGCCTTCGCTTCGGTCGCCAACCACGCGACCGGTCCTATCTGGAGCTGCTCATCTCCCGTGGGGAGTTGCCGCGGGGCGTCGGTCCGGAACGACGGATGGTTGTCGTAGAAATGCCCGACGTTCAACCCCATCAGCTCGGCCGATGACAGATCCACGTCGGACACGAACACGTGCAGCGCAGTCGTGTCGTCGTTCGGTTCGCGACGGATCAACGCGATCTCCCACGGCCGCCGGTCATGATGCAGGCCAGTCGTTTCCGTGTCCAAGAACACCAGTGCGTTTGTCACAGTTCACCTCTCAAGAGATCAGCCACATGTCGGGTCCCCGTCGTTGGAAGAGTCTGCGGGCAGTTGAGACCCGACGTAACGAAAACCGGCGGCCGCACTCTGGCTGCTCGCCGCGAGCCGTCGCAGCGTTTGCAGTACTTCACTCCGGAGCGGGGGTCTGGGAGGACGCTCGACGTCAAGTACCGACGGGGGGAGTGTCGATACTTGAACTCGGCTGCGCGGGCTCGCCTGCGGTACCCGCGGACCTTCATGCTCGGGAAGTGAACCGGTGTGCGCGGCCGCTGCCCCGCGCTCACAGCAGCGCCCCCTGCGCGAGCCGACCGGCGAGGAGCTCGCAGTACCGTTCTTCGATCTCGATACCAATTGCTCGGCGGCCAAGGTTGGCGGCCGCGACGAGTGTCGTCCCGGACCCTGCGAACGGGTCGGCGATGACGCCCTCGGGTGCGCACCCAACGAGTGAGGTCATCAGCGTGAGCGGCTTCGCGTGAATATGGTCCTTCTGGTCGGGCCACGCCGTAAGAATTGACATAGACTCATTGGAGGTGCGCACGAATCCGGCAGTTACGTAGATAGATTCGTGCCTGTACCGCCATGGCCCGCCATTCATGCCCGGGCGTTTTTTGTCCCAAACAAGCCGGTCGGACCATTCTCCCGGAGGCTCCGGCAGCCGAGGGCTAGCGAACACGAGGGCTGGTCGGGCACCCCAGCGCGCGAGAACGGAGTCGCGGGCGTCAGTCGACCAATCGTTCGCGATCTGTTTTCCCTCGCGTTGTGTACCGTCGCCGTTGTTCTGCCGTCTGCCGTATCCGTAGGTCGTCGAGTCGGACCCATATGGAGGGTCGGTGACGAGGACGTCGGCGATGAGCCATTCCTCAAGCTGCAGGCAGTCGCCGTGGTACAGGGTGACCAGGTCGTCCTGGTAGTAGGGATTCATCCGATGCCTGCGCTTTCAGTGACGAGGTGGTCGACGATGTCCTGCGGCGGCGTCCACAAGCCGAGCGCCCCACTGCACGGGTACGGCGCGGGCAGCGGACGCGGGTTCTCCAGGACCAGGTGCACGATGCGTCGGCGCTCACGGCCCCCGTGCTCGACGTACGCGGACTCGCCCCACGGCGTGCAGCATCCGGACTCGGGGTGGACGTCGACAAGATCGACGACGCCGACGATCGCGCCCATGGGGAATCCCAAGCGGTCCCAGCGAACGCGGCCGCCGCCATGCTTAGCCCAAGCGTCGTCGACAACTTCACTGACTGCGCCCCGGTCGGACCACCTCGCGCCCGCGTGGATAGCGAGGGGGCCGCGGTACTTCCAGTTCTGTGTGCGGTTCTCGATGGTTTTGCCGCCGTGCATGATTGCCCATGCCCACGGCTGCTGAACAGTGAGTGCCTTCATCGGAATCAGAGCCCCTGTTCCGCGTAGTACTCCGACAGCTTCACCGGTGTCCAGTAGCTAGTGAACTTCTCACTTGGAACCGCACCGAAGCGGGCAAACGGATCGCCTGGGCAAGCGGCTGTCACTACGCCGTCGGCCACAGTGATGTCCGCTGAGGTGCAACGGAATCCACCACGCTCGGTGGTCCCGACGATGATCATCGTGGATAGCCCTGTCATGCGTTCTGTAATCGACGCGGGCCCTTTCACGTACGGCATCGACCGACCGAGCGCCTTACCTGCTTCGGTGCGAGTGTCGGCTACCCAACATCCGATGCGGCGGTTGAACTTCCAGCCAGGGTGCGGTGCCTCGGCGGCCTTCCGTCGGTATCGGGTGTCATCACCCTCCACGAACTCGAATCCCGCGAACCAGCGGTCCAGGGTGACGCCGTCGTACCGGATCTGATACTTGCGATCGACGGAATCCATCGGGTAGGTGTCTGCCCAGTCGTCGCACTCGGCCTTGAAGTTTTCGCGCCGCGTCTCGGCCGAGGTGAGTGCTTCGACCAGATCGGTTGCGGTGCTGCGGTACACGTGTGTTACGGGCCAAGTCATGCTTCCCACCTCGTCACGGGAGTAGCGACGTCGAAGCGGGAGGGGTCGCCGGGGTTCGGGGCCGGTGCCGGCCACGCCATCCACTCGAACTCGAAGTCCCCACCGTCTGCGTGGGGATTTCTGGTGAATTGAACCCATCTGTGCTTGACCTGGGTCGAACCGCCGGTGTCTTCGAACGCCCACTTGATGTCGGCGTAGTCCAGTCCGCAGAACTTGCGCCAGTACCTGTTGAGAGCGGCCAACATTCGGCGTGGTTCGACGTGTCCGAGGGCGATCATGCTGTCGCTGTCTTCGCCGAGCTCGGAGAGGCTGACTCCGTACGCCGTGAATGCGAAGTCGGCGGGTGTCGGTGTGAATCGTTGAGGCGTCGAGATCGAGCAGCCGTTGCTCCGCAGCTCCATCAGCACTTCATCGGCGACTTGCTCGCCCGTCAACTTATTCGCGATGCCGTTGTCGAAAATGCGCTGGCGATCGACAAGGGCGTTGACCGCCTTGGCAATCAGCTCCTCGGGATCGATATCCGGTGCGCCTGCTGGTGTCGTGATCGTCATCGCACACCTGCGATCATCGAAGCGGCGCGCTCGGCGTACGTAACGGACTCGCCCTGCATCTTCTCGTGGAGGTAGCAGGTGTGGCGGCCGTGCGCGGTGTAGCCGAGGGACCACTTGTAGGCGTTCCACCAGTCGACGCCAGACCGTTGCCAGAACTTCAGCGCCCCGGCCAGGGCCTTACGGCGGAGGTCCTCCATCCAGGCCGGGACGTCGACGAGCGACAGACTGGTGATCAGCTGCGCGAGGTCGGCGAGGGCATTGCCTTCCGGGAGTTCGGAGATCGGGTCGCCGGGTGCCGAGAACTGCAGCACCTGGAACCGGTCGGACTTGATGTAGCGGCCCCCGAGGATGCCTTGCCCGCCGCGGTTGACGCCGATGATCTGACTCGTGTGGCGGGAGGGATCGGAGATCAGAACGACCGCGCGAATCGTCAACGCCGGGTGCCAACCTTCGCCGATCTGGGCCGCGACATTCCCGGCAACCTGCGCGCCGCCGGAGTACCCGAGGAGGATCGCGCCCGGGTACTTCGCGATCAGCCCCAGCAGCGCGTGTTCGGCGTGAAGGACGTTGACAGTGAAACTGTCTCCGTCCCAGCGCGGTACCGGCCCGAACGCGGCCGACCACACCAGTTCGATGATCAGGTACTTCTTCGGGTCCAAGTTCTTCGTGACACCGGACAGGCTGTTGGTGCCGTACGGTTCGCCGATTCCTCGGCAGGTGATGATCACTCTCATGTCGCTGGCGGCCTCCGGGGTGTCCGTGGCGACGAAGGTGCTGATGAATGCCGGCGGCGTTGCCGGAGACTGTGGGTTGTTCATCGGATTGCCATCCCGTCTGTCGAGGTCTCGAAGCGGTAGAAGACGTGCCACACCAGACCGACAGCGGTGACGACCGTGCCGAGGAATTCGGGTGCATCCTCGGCTTCCACGTCATGGCCGGTGCCCCTGATGCAGAGCACCGCGTACCGTCCCGTCTCGGTGGCGTAGCGATCGGACTTCGGCACCCGCACCCACACGTCGACTTTCCGACCAGGGTCGGTGCGCGAGTCCGCGACCGACAGCAGCACGGAGTTCGGTGAGACCGGGACGAAGAATTCAGGCCCAACGACGGGAATCGAGTATCGGAATACGTTGAAGGTGTTGGACATCAGCTCGCCGCCTCGTCGTGGTTGTTGATGTGGTCGGGGTTCGGTAGCCGTGACGACCACGCGACGGCCCATTCCTTGTTCCTGGCCTCGGTGTCCTCGCTGATGTTCAGCGGCAACAGCATTCCGAGGAACGACTCCCCTGCCCGGATCAACAGGGCGCGGGATCCGGTGTGCGACTCGATCAGCAGCGGCTTGACGTACGCGTTGGCTGCGACGGCGAAGCGGGCGAGGTCGGTGCCGTTGACGGCCATGTTCTCGAGCAACACCGGCGGCGCGTGGTGGGATCGTGAGATCAGCTTCGGGATGTCGAGGAACTGCTCATCGTGCGGAAGCCGTGGGATTTTGTAGGAGCGGCCGTCGACGAACCCGGCGCAGTCGATCAGGGTGACGAACTCGTCGTCGGCCTCGATCCGGACCTGGAATTCGGGGGCGTCCGAGTCGGCCTTCTCCTTGCCTGCCTTGAAGATCGAGAGGATCTTCTTCACGTCCTCCGGCAGCACGTCGATGGTGGCGAGGCCTGGTTCGACCTGCTCCCAGATCGAGACGATGGCCTGGCCCATCGAGAACCGGTCGGTGGCCGTGACCCACAGGTTGACGGGGTCTACGAGCAACCGCACACGGGTGTAGGTGGGGAGGTGCTCGTCGTTGCCGGCGTGGACGACGACCGAGGACAGCGCCGCACGGAGGTCTGCGGTGCCGACGGTGATGACGACTTCGGTCATGGTCTACGTCCTTCCTGCTCGGTGGTGTCGTTGTCCGGGGATGGGGATGGCGAGCTGGCCTTCGACTTCGGTGTGCGGGGCCGCTTCCTTGCCCGCGATGTAGCGGTGGATACCGACCTGCCGCTCCGGTGGGAGGGACAGGAACCACTGCTGTGCGGCAGCGAGAGCGGCGGAGTCCACCGGTTACTCCTGCGCATTGGCCGTGGCCGCATCGAGTGCGTCGAGCAGGCCCTGCTCGACGTCGGAGTATTCGTAGCCGAACACTTCGGTGAGGTCGTGGTGCCAAGCGTCGAGCGCCGGGTACGGTTCGCGCTGCCACTGAAATGCGTTGGCCAGGTGCTCTTCCTGCATAACCTTGTCCAGTAGGTACGCAGACACCGCCAGTTGCGGCAGGGTCATCTTGTTGACGTGGCGCTCGATCTCGGCGTGGTCGTTCTCGTCGTCGTCCTTCGTCATCGGTGGCACGCCGAGCAGTTCCATCGATGCGGATTTGGTCATTCCGGATCGGGTCGATCGGTCCATGACGTACAGGCGTAGGCACCGGACAGCGAAGTCGGAGTTGCTTTCGGCGGCAGCCTTGGCGAGGAAACGGCGGCGCACGGTCGCCGCGGTCCGCAGGTCCTCTTCGAGCTTGGCCTTGCGCTCTCGCTCCTCCCGCGCCTGTGCCTGCGCCCCCGTCTCGACGGCGGGTTTGATCGGCTTGCCCGATGAGTCGGTGTCGTCACCGCCGGAGCCGGGGAAGAACTGCTTGTACTTCCACACGTACCCGGATTCGACGTTCCGGTCGGTCAGAGCGACGCGCTCTGCACCGTCTGGAATCTCATCCTCGTTCTGGGCTTCGATCCAATCGAAGGTGACGACGGCGGGGTCGGTTTCCGCCGCATCGGTAGCGGCGTCGGCCTCCTCGTCGAGTGCGTCGTCGGTGGCCACACGAATCCCTTTGTCAGTCAGCTCCTTCACGATCTTCGCTTCGCGCTTGAGCCAGTCCCTGTCCTTGCGTGCCTGCTCGACGTTGAACGCGAAGTTCGGGGTACCGAGAAAGAGAGCGAGGCGGTCGTACACCGGCTGGTCGTCTGCGAACTCGGTCAGCGCGAGCGCATCCTCGATCGTCACCTGACGCGCAACGAGCCTGTCGCGCACCGACTGCGGCGCATTCGCCAGCTTGATACGGTCCCTGATGGTCTTCTGCTTGTGACCGGTGCGGGACGCGAGGCCCTTGAGGTCGACGTCGTCGAACTCGAGCAGCGACTGGTACGCGTTGCCCTCCTCGACGACGTTGAGATCGGAGCGGTGCAGGTTCTCGGTCAGCATCACTTCGAGCTGTGCCCGGTCGTCGCCAGCGAGGTCGAACCGGACGATGCACGGCACCGTCTTCAGTACCGCTCGCTTCGCGGCCGCGTGACGGCGATGCCCAGCGATGAGCGTGTACTTCCCCTTCGCCTTCGCGGGAGTCACTATCAACGGTTCGAGGACACCCTGCCCCTTGATGGATTCCGCGAGCTCGGTCACGTCACCGAGATCGGTCCGTGGGTTCTTCGGGTGCGGGACGATCGCGGTCGGACGGAGGTGTTCGAGGATGGTCTCGCGGACCTCGGTGGTGTCGGTCTGTGTGGTGGTCATCGTGTGCGCTCCTGGCATGTTGCGGACGTGCGGTCAGGTTCTGTTCGGCAGATCGAGCTGGACGTGGGCGGGGCGTGGGTTGTACGGCTTACGGGCGGTGCAGATCTCGGAGTGCCGAATCCACAGGCGCTCCCCGTCGGCGCGGGCCGTGTCGAGGTCGGAGCCTTTGAGGACTTCGCCGTACACCACGCGGCCGTTGATCGGTCCGGAGAAGTGCTTGCGGACGGTGCCGAGTTCCGGGTCCGGTGAGATGTCCACTGGTATCCATCGGTCCTCCCGCGACATCGATTTGCACCAATGCACCGGTGCGTGACAGTCCTTGCATTCGCTCGCCACAGCCCGCGTTCCTCCTTCCTCTCGTTCAGCCGGTCCGTGCGCGAATACCGGCGAGCACTCGATGCCTGCGCACGGTCGCTCGTGTCTGGGCCATCACCGGCGCGCACTCCGGGCACATTCCGTGACGCGCCGATTCGGCTGTGACAGCGGTGATCTGGCTGCACAGCAAGCACGGGATTTTGTCGGCACCCACCGATTCGGGGACATCAGGGGCAGGGTGGACGGATTCGAGGCCGAGGTGCTCGCGGATCCGGACGACCGTGTAGTCCGTCCACTTCGTGTGCTCGGCGATCTCGCGGTCGGTCATGCAGCGGCCGACGAGTGTGGACACGAGTACGCGGCGGTCGTACGGCGACAGCGCTTCACCGGGGAGATGTCCGGCGAGTGCCTGCTCGAATCGTTCCGGATGGTCGAGGCGCTTCACAGCGACACCACCACGGCGTAGCCGGACTGGAACTCGATCGCCGGAATGCACTGGTACTTGCCGGCCGCATCGCGGACCACATAGTCACCCGGCACCGCGAACATCGACGGCTCGTCCAAGGGCTCGATGTAGAACCGGTCACCACGCTTGGCGACGTTCTCGTCCGAGACGAGCTTCAGCATGTCGACGAAGTTGTCGCCGGTCCACACGATTGCGTCGACCTGCTTCGGCACCTGCTGATATCGGCGGGCCTCCGAAGGAGTGGGTGTGGTCATCGCGCACCGACCAGCGGAAGCAGAGACGACACGACGATGATCAACACCAGCGCGACGATGAACATCATGTAGAAGCGGAGACGGCAGCGAACCGACGGTGGCAGGTCATCGTTCATGAGACGTACCACCCAGCTGCGATCACGAGAGTGCAGATCAGACGCATCGCGAAGTAGCCACAGACAGCGGCGGCCGCGATCAGGACGTAGGCCACCCTCTCGTCGGTCATCACGCGGTCACCTCGACCGACGCGAGCCACAAGTACAGGGCGTCGCGGACGTGCTTCGGGAGTGCGTCGGCGGTGACCTCGCTGATCGGTGTGTCACTGCTGCCCTGCGGTGATTGCTCGACGACCGCCTTGCCGAGTGGCGACTTCTTGTCGACAGCATCGACCTGTATGAAGTACCGCTCGTTGACCAGGCCACGCTTCGCGTTGACCTCGGACACGATCACTTTCATGTCGGACATGTCATGCCTCCGCTACGTTTTCGAGGACACCCTCGAGCAGGCTGAGTTGGTATGCGATGTGGGTGATCAGCTTGTGTTGATCACGGTCGACGTCGGTGTCGGCGAGCTGGTCGACGGCGGACTTCGCTGCCCGGCGGATCAGATCGGCGTTGTCGATCAGCTGCGCGCGCTTCGCCTCGCGAGCCATTCGGACTGCGCGGCGGCCGTTGATGACGCCGACGCACGCGGTGTCAGCCATGCGCCACCGCCGGGGCTGCGACCGGTGGCCCGGTGATCTCCGAGCGCGGCGGGAGGTACGCGACACGGAGCTTGTCGCCGGGTTTCATCCACCGGTCGTTGACGGCCTGCCACAGATGCAGTCCGTCGACCTCACCGCGGTAGACGACTCGGCAGGGGTACACCGTGTAGACGGTCTTGCCTGCATCGTTGACGTGCGGGACGAGGAGCTCGACACCGTGTGGCCGGTCAGTCGGGGTCGCGGCGGCCGGGATGTACCGGTCGTAGGCGAGCTGCGCGGCGAATGCAGGGCCGGACAGATCGTCGGGGGTATTGTTGCTGGTGCTCATCAGGATTCACTCGATTCTTCTGGTGAGTAGACGGGCCTCGCGGGCAATGCGGGGCCCGTTACTTGTCGGTCGAGGTAGGTGGATACCGGTGGTGGCGGCGACCCGGGGGGCCGGTCAGCCGCCACCACCGGGGCCTGAACCGTCAGGGGCCGCAGTGGGATTCAGCGCACCACCGTGACGGTCAGACGGCCCGGCAGGTTTCCCCGACGGGCGGCTCTTGAGGTGCTGGCCAGGCTTCGGAACATCTGGCTCCGTACGGAGCGCATCGTTTCCCGTGAGGTGTTGGAATTGCTCGGCCACTTTGTTGACATAGACCGTGACCGTTTCGGCGGGACTGCGCGTCATCAGCGTTTCGACGTTCGACTCGATATCACCGTGCGAGATGTAGGGAGACGGATCTGCTGCGACGGTGAGCACCTCACGTAAGGCGCGCCTCAACCGCTCCAACCGTCTGTTCAGTTCTGCGGCAACGGCATCGATCCGATCAGCACCCTCGGCAAGCATGCCAACTCGATCGACGTAGTCCAGGTCCTCGACCGCACGGATCGCATCCCGCATCCACAACGTGGTCACACGAGCCGCGGCCTGAGCCTCCTTGGCGCACTCTCGCTCCCGCTCCCGACGCGCCTGCTGCTGCTCTACGACGTGCGGCACATGACTGGGAAGGCGACCGAGATCGTACGGTCGCTTCTCCGGCGACAGCAGGAAGCGCTGGCCGGCCCGGTCCGGCGCGCTCACAGCCAGACCTTCAACGCAGAACCCACCTGCATGAACGCCCACAGAATCAGCACCCATGAGGCCGCGCCCGCTGCGCAGATCGCGAGCAGCCACAGTGCGAGGCTGCGCGGAGATCGGTTGCGCTGCATGGCAATCACGAGACTGCCGTTTCGTGACGTCGCGCCTGGTCGTATCGATCGACCTCGGCCGGCTCAATCAGGTAAGCCCCGGTTTTGGTCGGGAGCTTCTGGGCGGCCAGCGCATTTCTCGCGATGGCCTGCTGGACTGCGCGGCGTGTGATGCCGAGCCGAGCCGCCACCTGAGCGACGGTTAGCAGGTGTTCGATACTTGACATAGGTCAAGTTCTACCGTGCAACTTGGCACACGTCAACTATTACGCCCTAGGCGGTTCGATCGACGTAGGTGTTGTTATCCGTCACACACACGGTTCGTACCTGTTGCCAAGTTACGAACGTGGTTCTAAGCTACGAACTATGACAACCGTGTATGACCAGGGACGGGTTCCTGAGATTCAGCCGCGACACCGGCTGCGCATTGCGCGCGAAGAGGCAGGCCTCGAGCAGACCGAACTCGCGGAGCGCATCGGAATTTCTCGACAGAGCGTGTCCAACGCCGAGAGCGGCAAGACCTCGCCCCGGAAGGTGGTCTTCAACGCGTGGGCACTCGCGACCGGTGTTCCGGTGAGCTGGCTGCAGACGGGGACAGTCGAAAGCCCCCGCCCGGATGGACCGGACGGGGGCTCTGAGCTCCCCCACCTGGACTCGAACCAGGAACCCTTCGATTAA